AATAACTTAATTAAGACTTCTTGATCATTGATTCCGCTATAAAACACAGATCAATAGTCTTAATTTTAGTTATTAAATCTTTCCTTCCACTACGGCTATACAACTTGTAAAGAGCGTCACCAGCATTGCTGGTTCTCACCTTGCTCTTACATAGGTCGGAGATAAGAACTTGTAAAGACATTTTTTCAACAATAATCCAATATTTACAAGTCTCAAATGCAAAGTGGGTGGCGTTTCCGTATAGCCACCCCTTTCTCACCTTTCCACCTGAAGAGACAGCTTGCAATTCGACCCAATGAATGTCTTCATTGTATCCCCCACTTCTCCTATCTCTCTTTATAGCCTTTACATCAATACGAACCTCTTTTTGGATCTTAATATCCCAATGCTCAGACATATCTTCTTTCTGAGTAGCCTTAGTTGCCCCTCCGAGCAACTTAGCAAACTCATCTTCCTTTTCCTTTCCTTCCTTTAGGAAACTCTGAACAGTATTAGTCAAGCTCATCTAACTTATCTTTTAATTCTGAAGCCTGTTTAAAATCTTCTTTCTTAACAGCTTGTGAAATTGCATACTGAAGCCTTTCTTTCTTCAATTCATTGTTAGCACTATTAAAAAGAATCTTGTAGTTTTCATTGATGAAATTCATCTCATCAATTGGTAATATACCAATTGACATATACAATTCAGTTAAAGATTCTACTCCACCAGAAAACCCTGAATCTGCATGTTCCTTAGCAGCCTCCATTATGTTAAATGGTGGTATTGCTCCAACGTCCATAGACCCACTACATTGAGACACTTTGAATCCGAAAAACGATCCTCCCTCATATTCTGTTATGGCATACATATAACTGCCAACATATACAACAAAAGTGTTTTTAACAACATTTCCCACAATATCTTTTGAAGATGTGTGAACAACTGTCTTCTTTATTCTTTCTTCTATGTTAGAATATTTTTCCAACACCTTTTTTATTTCGTCCTTTGACTTTTTCATAATTAAAAACCGTAAATCATAAAGTACAAATTATGCTTAGATCTTGAAACACCAACGTAGTGGATATTTCTAGCTTCCTCGTATTTCTCATCATCTAACTTAAATGATATTTTCTCAAATTGTTTCTTGGTTAACTTTCCGTAGTCTTCGTTAATCAAATCTTCTTGTGAACCAACAAGACCAGTTGTCTCAAGAACCGTTGGAGATATAGAATTAACCACTACACAAGTGTCCCATTCCAGACCTTTACTCTTATGTATCGAAGTAATAAACTTCTTGCTGTCATGACACCCTCTTATAAAGTTAGATACAGCGGTCATACTACCGTTATAAAACTCTTTTAGCCTTGAGAACTTCGCCTTTGTTTGAGGCCTCATTTTATCACCCTTCTTGAAATCTTTAATGTCTTCCTCGGTGATATAATTAGAATACCTCATAGGTATTTGCCTTTTGAGCAATTGATACTCAAGTTTCTTGATTGTATCATTTGTTCTAGCCAATACAGCAACCTCTCCAGGGCCTTTTAATATCTCTATAAGCTGATCCAACATAAACATTAATGTTGTGTCCACCTTTCCTTCTACGGTACTACTAGGAGTCGCCTGTAGCTCCGTATACAGATTAGAGTTACGGATGACAGCAATGTCACTACGGAAGTTCATAGAAAGGTTCATAGTATTTACCTTTCGCCTTTTCTTAAGTAACTCCTCAATAGCTTTACAATTAGCTCCACTGAATCCAAAAATAGATTGAGAGATATCACCAATCAAATAGTAATACTTAGCATTTAAAGCCAACAACACTTCCATTTGAATAGTAGAAGTATCTTGATACTCATCAACAAAAATGTAATCATATTTGTTTTTGAACTTTCTTAAGTACCAATCATCTTTGAAGAACTTACTAACATCAATTAACAAGTCTGTCATATCCCTTGCCTTAGACTCTCTTAAGAAATCGACATAATCCCTCCAAAGGTCAGGTAGCTTACATTTTATACCAGACTCCTTTTGCAATTTGTATGCAGATATTTGAGAACTGTTGTATTGAGATTCTTCGTACATTCTTGAGATTCGGTCCTCGAACTCAACTTTATCTTCAGTCGGTGCATATTTAGATGGTTTATTCTTTTTCTTAAACCAAGCAATAAACTTCATGTAATCTACAATCTCCTTACCTTTTTGTATTCTTGTAAGAACTTTTCCGCAATAAGAGTGAATAGTCCTAATCTCAATGTCATCACGACCAATTCTTTTTCTAAGCTCTTCTGTTGCAGCTTTTGTAAAACTGAAAAATATAATACGTGTTGGATCAACACCGCTTTCCACCAAAAACCTAAGTCTCTCAACACAACTATAAGTTTTTCCAGAACCTGCAGTGGCAGATAGAATCACTGAATCCTTCCCAGTATACTGAATAAACTCTTTTTGCTCATCAGTAAAGTTAGGCTTATTCTTTTCGGCCTCTGCTTCAGCAAATAAATCTATTTGATTCGAAGCCACAGATACTTGTTTCTTTTTTGCCATGCGTATATTTTGTTGTTTAAAACAAATGGCTTTAAGCCATTTGTTCTGCGTGTTTCTTTGCTTTCTTGTAAATTTCCTTTACCACATTTTTTGTGTCATGAGAAAAATCGCTTACATCCACAATCCAGTTGAAGTACCCTTGATCTTCTTTTAAGAAAACGTCTGCTAACAATTTATTCTTGTGTTTACCAAAAGAAAAAACTGGCCTTCGGTCTTTGTTTAAAACTATCTTACCATCAACATCTAATGAACCGTAGTAAGGGTCAAACAGTTGAGAAAGAGTATTAAAATCTGAAATAACAACCTCTCCAGTTTCTAACTCTTGATTCTCAGAATTATCCAACATACTGTTGAAAAGATTAATAGAGTGCTTTAAGAAATCTTCTGAACTAATCTGGTCTTCAATGTCCAAGCCAATAAATCTCTTAACAGCATTTTTAAAGTTACGTGCTTCAATTCTTTGATAAAAGCTCTTTAGGTCAATAAACTTTCTCCCATAAGTAGAGAAATTTTCTCCTGAACGTACAAATTCTGCACTTAGAAAAGGGATGTCGAAATTTCTAATGTTGAATCCGATGAAATCACACCCTTCAATAAAACCAAGGATTCCTCCTGCCTTTTCTTCGAAAGATGGTTCGTCTTGAACATCTTTGTCTGTGATACCACTGTATTTACTAGATTCTTCTGGTATGTCGATTCCAGGATTGAATCTCCTGACGACTTTCACTGGGGTCTTCTCCTTTTCGAACTTAACAAGAGCCAATTCTACAATCCTGTCCTCTTCGGACTTTAAGCCTGTGGTTTGTACCTTAATAAACACAATAGGCTTGTTATTTTTAATACTCAATTCCATGTGAACAAAATTAAGTAAAATTAATGACTCTACAAAAAATCGTTATGGATATATTTCTTTAAAAGTTTGACGTTATCGCTATTCCAATTTTCAATTTTGCTTTCCAAAAATTTCACCTCATGTTCACACGCCCAGAAGAGACTTTTATCACCATTAACTGTTTCTACGAAAAACTGTTTGTCTTCAACGCCACTTAGCATTCGGAGTCTGGTGCCAGATTCAAAAACCACACCATCCCCCATTTCTTTATTAAATAAAAGCTCGTAATACGACACTTCTAATTCATATAGACCATCGTCTATATTGTCGTAATTTAAATCAATTAACTTTAACATTTAAAAATTCTCTTAACCTGGAGCTTTTGCTGTGACTTCTTAATTTTTTAATTACCGACTCTTTTATTTGTCTAACCCTCTCATTAGTTAGACCTAAGTCTTCCCCAATTTCCTTTAGGGTTTTATGTTGATGCCCATTAAGACCGAAATACATATTCATGATCTCGTTTTCTCTTTGTGGCAATGCAGATAATACATCATTAATTTCATCGATCAAAGACTCTTTGTTAAGCCCATTCTCAATCTCGTTATGATTACTACCTTCCATGACATCAATTAAAGACATTTCGCTGTCTCCAGTAACCTTTGTATCTAATGACATTGATATGTTTCCATTCAATGTACCAAACACATCTCCTTCATCAATTCCTGAATGTTCACAAATTTCTTCGAGTGTCGGTTCTCTTTGTAATTGTTGAGATAACATCTCTCTTACTTTCGTAACCTTGTTGATAGCGTTGATTCTGTTAACTGGAAGTCTTACTGTATCCCCATTCTCATAACACGCTTGGAACATTGCTTGTCTAATCCACCAAACTGCATAAGATAAAAATTTAATGCCTTTTGTTTCGTCAAACTTTGAGATTGATCTTATCAATCCAATTGTTCCCTCGTTTACCAGATCAAGAACACTCATTGTAGAGTTTTGATACTCACTTGTGATCTTTACGATAAACCTCTGATTCGATGTTACCAACAGATCTTGAGCTTTCATGTCTCCGTTCTTAGCTAGTACAGCTAACCTAACCTGTTCCTCACCACTAAGGGGTTCAAATTTTCTTAAATCTTTCTGAAAGGCCGACAATGATTTTGCATCATCACCCATGTTAGTTTGTTCTCTTTCCACCTCCATTAATCCCAAGATAATTTAGAAAAAAATTCTTTCAAAGCCTCAAAGTCTTTTTTAGAGTTAATAGATTTTCTATGAACAACTTCTACTTGCTGATTGTTGACACCCTCTTTGCTTGTGAAAGCTATGTCTAACGACTGATACGATTCCCCCTTTTGTCTAACAAACATAAGATCTAACTCTAACACAGTTCCATCTTGTTCATCTTTCACTCGAAGATAAGTGTCTTTACCCTCTTTTGCTACCTCTTGAGTACTTTTTGTTGTAGTGTTCACTGTGGCCACTCCTTGTTCTGGATTTGTTTCTTTTATTTCTACCATATTTATTCGCAGTTATTACCACTAAATTACAAAAAACCAGGCTCTATTCCAAATATATTATAAAAATAGAGCATAAAATGCCTTATTTCACATAAAATATGAAACAAAAGTTTGATTTATTACGTTTAACGGTATTTTAAAAACTAGTACTTGTCTTCGTACTTTAAGATTTGTTGCATTCTAACAGGTGTTAACTCTAATCCTTGACCACTGTCAAGAACTATGTTGTACCCTTTAGATAATGCATTTTTCAATGTTTCAAAACTTAACCTTGTACCACCGATTGAAAAACCTCTTTCTGAAAACTTTACAGTGTAAGAATCTTCGGTGTTGGTGTCAAATTTGACAACTGTTGCCTTTGGTTTAGGTTTAGCCATTGGGACTTCAGAGGAAGCCACTGTTGCACTTTTTTGTGTTGGTGTTTTCTTTGCCACCGCTACATTATCAGGTCTTGACACTGCAGCTACTTTTTTTTGAGGAAGCACAGGTTGTTGCTCTTTAATGAATCTTTCTACTACTTCATTAACTAATTCTTTAACTCTATCCTCAGATATAACTCTCTTGTTCATACTTATAAATAGTCAAAAAAAAAGCCTTTTCAATAAAAAAAGGCTTTCTGTTATGATAAAATTTTAGTTATCCAATACCGTTAGATTCTTGGAATTTCTCTTGAGCTTTTTCAAGTTCCTCTAAAAATTTCTTTTGTTTATGTAGATCTTGTTCTAACCTTTGTCTTCTGAGATGAGCTTCATTTCTAACTCTGATATCTCTTCTGTTTCTTTTTGCAGCTCTTTTTTGTGCTGCAAGCTGTTTCGCTTTACTCTTCGGCTTTTTCATCTTTTTCTATTGTTTTTTCTTGAAGTTTAAAATTTAATTTCTGCAACTCTTCCATTGCTTTGTTGAATCTGCTAATCGCTTCTTCTTCTGTAACCAACACTGGGTTTACACAATCAATTCTCGACTCTCCTTTAATTGGAATAAAGAAGGCCATAACACCGTCATCACCCTGAGAAGCTATTTGGTTTGACATAACCTCCTTAACCTGATTAAGGTAATTTTGAACGCTATGATCTTCCACCTCTCTTATGTCGATATAAAAACTAAGTATCAATTTATCTTTCATGAAAAAACTTATTAAAAAATTTTTATAATATCAAAAAAAAAGCCAACTATTTCTAGTTGGCTCATTTAAACATTGTGTATACATGGTTTAAAAATCACTTATTTAACTGCTCGTTTATGGTGGCAATATCTTCTGCATCACCTAGGCCTTCATAGTATGCAACAAGCTTATCAGTAAAACTACTGTCAGATAAAATAGGTGCACAATAAACAGAAGCCATGTGTATTCTCCCTTTTTCCAAAAAATCTAGTAAAGTGAAATCTTTAAAAACTGGCCCATCCCATGATTCAGGATCCGATTGAACGACTATCTCAACTGCCTCATTTAAGGCTTCTTTTGACATTATTTCCGAACCATGAAATAAGTGTTTTAAGAATTTTTTAAACAAAAACCTAAACTTAAACGGTAGAGTTGTAAAATATACTCTTCTTTTTTTCATAATTAATTAGTTTTAAATATATAAACGCAAAAAACCACACTACCCATGATTTGTTACAATCATAAATAGCATGGAATTTTCAAAATAACCTTAATAGATTAAGCAGTTACCCTAACAAGCTAGGATCCGCATGCAAGACAACCTTCCTCATCTGATGGGTTGTCTAGTTGATACTGACGTTTCTCTGCAATAGTCATGTCTTCAAGACGTTTACCATTAAAAAGCTTTTCTTCTTCAACCACTTCCCCCTTCTTACTTATACCTCCAAGACTTGCTTTGGCAGCTTGAGCAGCATTTGATCTCAAATAGTACATTCCTGTCTTAAGACCTTTTAACCATCCGTAGAAGTGAGCTCCTGTTAATTTAGCAGCATTTACATCTCTGATGAATAAGTTCATAGACTGTGACTGATCAATGAAGTACCCTCTGTCTGCAGCCATATCAATAATTGTTTTCATTGACATTTCCCAAACTGTCTTGTATCTTTCTTTGATATCAGTAGGAATATCTGGAATGTTTTGAACAGATCCGTTTTCAGAAATAATCTTCTTACTCATTTCCTTATCCCACAAATCCAACTCAACTAAGTCATTAACCAAGTGTTTGTTGATTACGGGGAACTCTCCAGACAATACTCTTCTCAAATACATGTTTGAAGTGAACGGTTCGAAACATTCATTGTTTCCTAAAATTTGAGAAGTAGAAGCTGTTGGCATCGGTGCAAGCAACAATGAGTTTCTAACTCCTGTTTTCTTAACTTTCTCTTTTAAAGAATCCCAATCCCATCTTCCAGATAATTCAACTGGCTTTCTCTCTGTGATCTCCCATTCTTTTGTTTCTTTATTCTTCTCAACTTTTCTATCTTCCCACATGTCGAATTGGAAAATACCTTCTGACATTGGAGAACCTTCAAATGAAGAATAGGCACCATCTCTCTCAGCTAAGTCAGCAGAAGCCGTTACAGCTGCGAAATAGATAGTTTCGAATATATCCTTGTTTAATTGTTTTGCCTCTGGAGAATCAAAAGGTAATCCTAAAACAGCAAACGCATCAGCTAAGCCTTGAACACCTAAACCAATTGGCCTATGCTTCATGTTAGAGTTTTTAGTCTCTGGTGTTGGATAGAAGTTTCTGTCGATAACTTGATTTAAGTTTTCAGTCATCTTGTAGGCAACTTCATACAATTTGTCGTGATCAAAGAACAATTTAGATTTATCAATTTTCTTCGGCTTTCTCTTATAAGAAGAAGACACAAACATTGGCAATGCTATCGATGCTAAGTTACATACAGCAGTCTCTTCTGAATTAGAAAATTCCATGATCTCTGTACAAAGATTTGAAGACTTAATTACACCAATATTCTTTTGGTTAGACTTCTTGTTTGCAGCATCCTTATAAAGCATATACGGAGTGCCTGTCTCTTGTTGAGATTCAATGATTTTAGTCCAAAGTTTTCTAGCATCAACAGTTTTAATACCTTTACCTTCTTCCTCATACTTTGTGTATAAAGCTTCGAACTCGTCACCGTAACAGTCTGATAAACCAGGAGCTGAATCAGGTGAGAATAATGTCCAAGTACCGCCCTCGTTAGATCTCTTCATGAATAAATCACAATTCCAAAGTGCGTAGAATAAATCTCTTGCTCTACCTTCTTCTTTACCGTGGTTTTTCTTTAAATCCAAGAATTCGAAGATGTCAGCATGCCATGGCTCTAAATAAATAGCAATAGAACCTTTTCTTTTTCCACCGCCATTATGCACTATCGATATATCAGTTACATAGTTTGGTGTATTTTCTACTTCCAAATCATGAACAGATGTAGTTTTTAAAAAACTTTGGACATTTTCTATCTCAACAAACTCTACATTGTCTATGTCTAATTTGACAACCTCTTCAGTTATCTCTCCATCCATGTTAGGATGATCTAATTTTATGTTAATCATATCTATTTTATTTTCATTCCTTTTTTGTCCCAAATGTAAAATTCAAACCCAAAACCTCTCTTTATGCACCCTTCTCTTTTTGCTAAGTTTTTCTCCTTATCATAGTCAAATGTATAAGTAGATTTAACTTCTACAATTTTGTTTTCACTTTTTATGTATATGTCAGGATAATACTTTTTTAATTCACCATTAAGTTCATATTCTATAGGTTTTATTTCAAAACCAACCAAAACATCATCTCGTCCATATTTTTCAATCAAAACAGGAACCACAAACCTTTCATAACCTTGAACTTTGATGGTTTCACCATCAACATCAATATAATAAGATTTATATGACCCCTCTAACTCTCTTCTGCACTTTTCTGAGCATGTTTCTCTAAATCCTCCATGTGTCAATCTCACTTTAACATTATTTCCACACACTTTACATTTAGGAACCTTTGTGATATCATTCAAAAACATATCAACTTTCTGACGTAATGGAATTTCTTTGTCAAACATTCCCATTAATTCATTATACAAAAAGTAATTGTTGCTAATCAACTGAGTTAAATAACCCCCTTTCTTTTGCATTTCATAATCGTCTTCTGTCAATCCTTTTTTGAAGTCAATCAAATTATTGTTTATAAATTTATCTTCAATCGATTTTATCGACCCGTTCTTGTTATACCCTTTAGACCAGCTCTTAAATTTCTTAAATCCTGTTTCATCTGAAGGAACTTTATTTAATCCATTAAATTTTAAATATGATAATTCATCAAACGGCAATTGCAATAAACCATTGCTTTCTCCCCATTTAATAATTTCATTTGTAATACCTGGATAATTATCCCTCATAAAAGAGTACTTTTTCTTATTTCCTGACTTATCGTTTTTATAAAAGTCTTTCATTTTCTTCCGCCTTGTTTTTTTATAAATAGGCGGAAGAAAATTCTTACTTCATATTAATCAACAAATCATTAGTAGTTATTTCATTAGATTTTACCCATTCAGGTGAATATTGTCCATTTTTCACCTTTTCCTTAATACTATCTACTCCCTTTCCATTTTTAATAACTAAAAATAAATGTTCATCAGTAACTATGTTATGGCCATCCTTAGTATCCAATCTAACAAAGTTACGTTCTTCAAAAGGGAATTTCTTATTATTCTTTACAGTATTGTAATTACCATCAGATGTAAGAACTTTATCTCCCTCTTTGATCTCTGAAATTGGAACAAGACCAGAATCTGTTTTAACATTAGTTTTTGGATCAAAACACTGATCTACATAACGAGCAGTCATATCGAAGTTTCTAAGCATTGGAACAATACCATTAGAATAACCATTAGTTCCTTTAATATAAGAACCTGTTGCTCTCACATTGTGAATGTGAAGCCCAATTCCACCAGCCGATTGAGAAATCAAAGCTGACTGCTTCAAAGTATCATAAATACCTTCGATACTGTCTTCTTTCATTGCAATAAGGAAACAAGAACTCATTTGAGGTCTCTTTGTACCAGAGTTAAACAATGTAGGTGTGGCATGAGTAGCATACTTCTCTGACATTAAATCATAAGTATCAATAGCTTTATCGATATTTTCTCCCCAGATACCAACTGCAACACGCATCCACATATGTTGAATTCTCTCTGCAGGCTTATTGTTAATTCTTAACAAATAAGCTCTCTCCAATGTTCTAAACCCGAAGAAATCGATATTCCAATCTCTCTTGTGGATAATATGTGAATTCAATCTGTCTTTGTTTTTCATGATGATGTCATAAACTTCATCAGAAATCATACCTGCACGATCACCAGTCATTGGATCAATAAAATTATAAAGATTGTCCACAACTTTAGAGAAACTCTTAGGAGTAACTTTTTCTAATGCAGTAATTGCAAGTCTTGATGCAAGCATTGAGTAATCTGGGTGTTCAATAATTAATTGAGCAGCAGTCTCACAAGCCAAAGTATCAATCTCATCTGTTGTAATTCCATCGTAGCAACCAGAGATAACCTTTTGGGAAACCAAATCTGGATCTAAAACACCTGATAAAGAAGAAGTCGCTGACTCAATTCTTTTAGTGATTTTTTCCAGTCGGAGGCTTTCTTCCTTCCCGTTTCTTTTAATAATTCTCATAAATTTTGTTTTTTAGATAAAAATGCCTTTGTGCAATAATCTCGCACAAAGGCATTATGTAATTTAATAAAGTTTAAAAATCCTCGTCAGCATCAGAATCAAAAGCATCAATATTTTCATTTGCAATACCAGACTTTTGGTATTCCCCAACTCTCTTCTCAAAGAAATTCGTTTTACCTTCAAGGGCAATATTTACCATGAAGTCAAATGGGTTTTCTGTTCCAAAGTGCTTTTCTTCTCCTAGATCAATTAACAAACCATCAGCAACAAATTCGATGTACTGAGACATTAACTCATCATTCATTCCAATTAAACTAACTGGTAATGCTTCTGTAATAAACTCTTTTTCGATTTTCACAGCATCAAGAATGATTTCCAACAATCTCTCTCTAGACAATCTGTTTTTGATATACTTGTTGTATAACAAAGCTGCAAAATCACAGTGCATCCCCTCATCTCTTGAGATCAGCTCATTAGAGAATGTCAACCCAGGCATTAAACCTCTCTTTTTCAGCCAGAATAAAGCACAGAAACTACCACTAAAGAAAATTCCCTCAACTACACAGAAAGAAATTAATCTCTCAACGAAAGATTCGCTCTCAATCCATTTTAATGCCCATTCCGCTTTTTTCTTAACAGGAGGCATTGTTTCAATAGCTCTTAATAACTTTGCTTTCTTTTCTTTGTCTGTAATGTATGTATCAATTAACAAAGAATAAGTCTCTGAATGGATGTTTTCCATCATAATTTGGAATCCATAGAAAAACTTTGCTTCTGGAAATTGTACTTCATTCGTAAAGTTTATAGCCAAATTTTCATTAACAATACCATCACTTGCAGCAAAAAACGCTAATACATTCTCAATAAAAAACCTTTCGTTGTCATTAAGTTTGTTTTCCCAATCCTTTGGATCGGCACTAAGATCTAATTCCTCAGCAGTCCAGAAACTGGCCTCAGCTTTCTTGTATGCTTTCCAGATATCATCATGCTTTATCGGAAAAATAACAAACCTGTCAGGGTTGTCTATTAGTATAGGTTCTGTTTCTTTCTCACTCATATTTTAAACATTCTATAATAAATAATAACTTTTTTAAATTTTTTAACGCAGAAATTACTGCATTTGTTTCATTAAATCACTTATCCCTTCTTCTGATAAATTTTCAAGCCTTTCTTTCTCAAAATCTTCTGAACTTTTTTTAGAGCTCGAAGATTTAACATCAACTTTAACTTTATCTAAATTCTCCATCACACTATTTGCAGAACTTCTTTTGTTCTCCTTTTTATCTTGTTTCTTCTGATCGAATAATTCAAAGTAAACTCTAGATGGATCTAGGATTGCATCCATGAAAAACCCATCAGGACCAAATCTGTTTTTAAGCATCCCAAACCTTGAATTAGGCTTAACAACATCTTCAATATTATTCGGGTCAAAAGAAACATTTTTCTCTTCATCATTCTTACCAATACTAACAAGTAAGTCTAATTCTGCTGCTTTTGCGTATGCATCAGAGATTGTGTCAATACCAACATTTTCAGTTTTAGCACCACTCCTGTTGGTTTGAGTTGCTGACCAAATTGGAAATCCAAGTTCATCACCCATGTATCTAATTGCTCTGTAAAGAGCCTGTAGCGTATGAGTGTGTTCTTTGTGAATTTCCTCTGGTTTCAATAAATCAGCGTAATCAATCATTACAATGTCTGGTTTGAAATTACTATCCCTCTCCTTCTTTGCAAGATCTCCTTTAATACTCTGAATACTAGCTTGGCCTTTGAATTTCTTGATGATCAATTTGCCACCTCTCGACTTCACCTCTTCAGCCCTTTCTTTAATTACATCTGGGTAGAACTTTAAGAACGCTTGGTGAATGTCATTAAGACAAGCATGAAATCTTCTTGCAACATACTTTTGCCCTAACTCTAAAGAATAGTAAACAACGTTACTACCGTTCAAATAAGCAAAACAAGCAAGTATAACCAACATCATTGACTTACCACCACCAGTCGGTGCCATTACAACACCAAGTTCACCGTAAGATAAACCACCACCGATTAATGCATCTAATTCTGGTATTGTTGCAACAGGGTTACGAACATCATCTGTTAATGTTGACATAATGTCTTCATCGTAATCCAAACCACTGTCATTCGCCTCTCCTGCGGTCATAGCCTTAGTAAGTGGGGCTACCATTGCATCAAAATCATCTTTATGCCAAGCTTCAGCCATTTTGTACAAAGCATTTGCTAACCCCTTTTTCTTAAAATAGAAAAGAGCAGTATCCTTTATATCACTAGAACTCCTAACTTCTGTCTCTCTGATTTTATCAACCAAATGAGTCAAGTAAGTTTTTTGTTGTTCAATTTTTTCATCCTTTTTAATTTGACGTTGCAAATCGTTATAATCAGGCTTTCCATTATTCTTACTAATGTACTTTATAATCTTATTAACAACTTGCTTTTGGTATTTCCCGAAATAATCTGGAACAATAATATCTGCAACCTGATCATAGAACTCAACATCTTCCATGAAGACCTTGATGAATTTGTTTTGATAATCATCGTCAAATATTTCTTTAACCTTGTTTTCATCAATGTTACTTAGGACATCAACGTTTAATCCAACATCTTTTTCTTCCGCCATACTCACAAAGCTAACAATTTTTCATATTTATTCGTATCATTTTTTACTTTTTTTTTCTGAAAATTCTTTTTCTTTACCTGCAATTCTGTGAAAAGGTGCAAAGAAATCACTTACATTAATATTGAATTCTCTCATGAGTTTTATATACCCATCATCTGTAAGTGACTTCACAGCTCTTTTAATGCTCCTGTCTGAATCTAAAACTAAATGAGCTATGTCTCGTAGACCTTGCTCCGATTCCTCGTCTAAGAAAGGCTTTTTTAAATTCATAAGCCTTGCATTTCTGTACAAAACATCACCAGCATTGATAATCTTATCTAGAGACTTGTTTTTCTTGTACTTCTTTTCTTCTTTGAGCAATTTACACTCATCAACAATTTCTTTGTAAGTGTATTTTCTGTCTCGAATGTCTGGTATGTATTTCTCCAAAGTGTTAACTGTTACCCCTTTTACTCCATATATCTCATCAGAAGTATCTCCCTCGAAACATTTGAACAATAACTCATTGTCAATAACATGGCCAACCTTTTCTTGAAATGTGTCGATTGTAACAGGAACTCTAATATCTGGAGTAATCAAAGAAACCTTATCAGACACGAGTTGTCTAAAATCTTTGTCTCTGCTGTAAATAATTATTTCTTCATCTCTATCTTCCTCTTCACTTTGATTTATGTAACCAGCAATCAAATCGTCACCCTCAATATAATCATACATTAATTGCCTAACAGAAAACTCTTCCATCAAATTTTGTATAACCAGCTTTTGCTTATACAAATCCAATTCGTTTTGATCATTCTCGTTTCTAACTCTCATTGAGAGAACGTCACGCTCCTTTAACCACTTCCCTTCCCTACCTGCCTTATACGGCTTGTAGATGTCATACCTGTACCTTCCAGACTGAAAACCATCCCACATGATAATAACTCGATCAGGAAGAACTTTTCTCATGATGGCCTGCAAACTCATTAAGAAACCGTATGAACCACCACACCTATTTTTATAAGCGTCTTCAACTCTCATACTATGAAAGTTCCTTTTCAGGTTCCAATTTCCGTCACATATTAAAGTACGCATAGTCATAAATTTATTATTTTGTTATGTGTATCAACCGTCATCCTCTTAAACATTTGTTGTCCATGAGTGCAAATGTACGATTTAAAACTGTATAAAAAAAGAAGTCAAAAAAATTGCCCCACCCCAGTTAAGGGATGAGGCAACAAAAAAAATAACAAAACTTATATTTAGCTGTCTGAGACGTTATCCCAATACTTGTCGAATTCCAAGTCCCAGTCACCTTTATACATATCTTTGTATGCATTTATTACTTTGGTGTCATCCTCGATAAACCCATGATCAGTACAAAGAATCTTTCCTTTTGCAGATACATCAGAAATATGGTTTTTCTCAACAACAAGTGCAGATTTAATTGCAAAAGAAACTGTTGTTCCATTTTTTGTTGCTGTTACTTGAGATGAATTACTCATCACACCACCCATCCTGAACACAAGAGTAGACGGTAACCAAATACTATCTCCACCGTAAGGCTTTAATGTACTAACGCCTCCTGGCATTGCTGGAGGTGCAGTATAAGCGTGATTTACAACTAACATCGTAATATTGTAAGGACACGTTACCTCTCTTGATCTGTTAATTTTGTGAACAAGGTCCCTGGCAAATTTCTCTCTCAAAACCTTTGCTGTTACCATCATTCCACCATGCTTAGAAGCATCTTTTATTGGCTTACCACCTGCAACCATAGACTCTCTTACTTTTTTAAGAGCTTCTGCGTTTTGATCTGAATTAGCCAACTCTGCTTTTGATGGTGTTGCTCCTATAGAATCCCACAAGAAAATAACATCACTACACTCTGTTTCTTTTTGGAAAGTACCATCTTCCAATGCTGCCATGTGATCTCTTGCAATTTCCCAACCTTCCTCAATAGTTTTAACGCCATTGTGAATGATACAGTTGTCAGGGTCTAACCCCATTGTTGCAGCTCTATCCCAAGAGAATTTACTCTCAGTAATAATTAAGATTGGAACAATACCTTGCTCAATTGCATGAGCTCCAGCTTCAACAAGCATTGTTGTTTTACCAACATCAGATTTACCGTAATTCATGATCAAGTGACCAATTGGTAAACCAGGCAATTTAGTTACATTCTTAAACCCTGCACTCATATTGATCCATTCTTGAGATTTATATTCTACCTCAACAATGTTTGCTTTCGCTCTATAAGAAGCAAGATTAAACTTCTTCTTCTTAATGTGCTTAATTTCTCCTGTTGACTCATCAACATTCAAACCTTCTGGGTTTAAATTTTCTTCTTCTTTCGCTTTTTTCTTTGCCATAATTAACAAATGTGTTTTTTTGGTTAAACTTTAAATATTTTTTGTGGTTAAATGAGGGCAAAAAGACGGCTTATTGACCGTCTTTTGGAGTGAATGGTTTCCAGTCTAAGACTTTCTTTCCGTCCTCATCTCTAGTTCTTAAGTAGTAGACAGAATCGTCTTTCTTTTGTTTACCGAAGTTAAGTGAAGCTTTACAACTTGGGTTAAGACATTTGATTGTTGTGTAATCAAAATCTTGAGCAGTGTGACACCCTAACGCTAAGTGGTCACCTCCACAAACTCCACATTTGTGTACATCACCAAATGATAATTTCCCTGCTTCCTTAAGGACATCGAACAAAGTTTCACCTTCGACTAAAAATGTGTGAACTTCCTTTCCGATTTTTTTTCTGATTGATTTTTGCATTATTACTATTATTTATATTTTACTAATGTTCTTATAAGAGAATTTAAAAAATTAGCAAAGTAAAATCAATAGCAAAAACAAAAAAAGTTGCCAAAATTGACAACTTTTTTTAATTATTCTGAAAAAACTAACTCTTCGGAGAGTTCAGCATAGTTACTACCTGTTTTATAAGTAATTGGGAAATTCCGTTTCCCAAAGATGGATAGAATGTTTAGGATCTCAGGTATCACACCCTTATCCTGTGGTGAAATATCAAAAATAAGAGAATCATGAACCTGGAACACAAAATCACTTCTCTTGTTAGACAAACAATTCCTTATGGTTTCAATTTTATCAATCAACATTTCCGATGCCGTTGTTTGAACCAGATTGTTGTAAGCTGCATAACTCTTATCAGGCTTTACAATAGATCCCCAAGATGTTACTGAATAACCTTTCTTCTTAACCTCTTCATTGATTAACTTGGAGTTTTCAACAATGGGCCTAAGAAGCCTTTGTACATAATAAAGCTTCTCTTGTGGCTCTTGTATATCCTTTTCACCAATCATTGCCACAAGCTTATTATAAGAGGCACCATACAACATTGAATGGTTCAATATCTTGGCAAACTTCCTCTCTTCACTAGCCAACTCACGTTTTCCGTATAAAGACCTACCTACTTCTGCATGAACATCCTTACCTTTGAAATAGTTTATGAAATTCTCGTTCTTAGTAAGGTAAATTGAAATCCATGTCTCAAAAGATTGATAATCACAAACAAGTAACTGCCCACCTTTGAACCTACTCACCATTTCTTTTCTTCTAGGAGAATCTTTTGGCTCATTTTGAACGTTCCACTTATCCTTACACACAACTCTGTTTGTAAGAGTTCTTTTGTTGGAGAAGTTTACGTTTACAAAGTTACAATCATCTGATTCAATTACTTTCTTCCCTGGTATTTTCAACGTCTTGCTTATAGCAATCTTTCTTGTAGAGCAATATCTTGTAACCTTGTCCCTTTTTACCATTCGTTCAGCAAACTTTCTGTCTTCCTTGTCTAAATCAGGGATCCCCATAAAACTCATGAAGAATGGTGCATATTTTTGGTAATTAAAGTTCGGTATGATGTTAAATTGCTTTTCATCATCTATTTCAACACCAAACTTGGCCCATATAATAGAATCGAATGATGGATTCTTCAACTTATTACAATCAACAAGCTCATCTACATTGGAATAAGAAAATACAACAACGTTTCTTTCGTTTAAGAAATCGATTATCTGTTCACCGTACCGTTCATCTGCATACAATAACGAATTCATGTTAAATGAGTAGTTATTATCGTTATTTGACACATATAAAGCACCCTTATGGTAATAAGTGAACGTAGGATTGTCGAAATCTATGTATTTATCAATAAAAGCCTTTGGGCCTCCGTTAAAAAATGGATCATATATGATAAAATCCTTCGGCAACCACCTTTTTATCTCAGTATTAACAAATAACTTTATATCTTCGAGGAAACTTTCTTTCTCTTCATTGTGAGAGAACGTCCAAGACAAGTTTGTATCAGCAATCTTCTTGTCGTATATGTTTTGGTCTGGGTATTTCTCCTTAATATAGTTCCAACCAACAATAATAGAAGGAACATCTTCTTCCAAAACACTGTCTTCTTGACTAAGGTACACAGGGAAATCCTTGAGATATGTTTTCAACATCTCAAAGTCTATTTCTTCTGTACAGAATATGTTACATACCTTTAGAACTCTCATACTTGCTTATAATAACAGCAAATATAAGTAAAAAGTTTCAATTATCAATCTTGAGAATTGAAATCCTCTTTAATTTCATCTGGTAATACTACAACATCAACCCCTTGAGTTGTTCTTAAACCTCTCAATTCTTCTGTTGTAATAATATCTCTTGGCAATTGAAAATGTGCACTATCAAACTTTGGATGAGGATCATCATTGGTCAACCAATCTCCACCCCACTCGAATCCTAACAGCCTTCCAATTTGACCAACTCTTTGCCACTTCTCATCTGTCAACGTCCTCTTTCCATCACTCAACCTTTGGTCTAAAGTGTATTTGGTCTTAGTTAAAGGTAAAACATCGAATGCTAATCCGAAATTATGAAATGTTCCTCCAGGCAAAACCTTAGAAAACCCACCGTTAAATTTTGCCTCTTGGTCATCGAATGAAATGTATCCACCATTAGTAGGAACTCTAAGGAATATGCTTTCTCTTTGAGCCATAAGGATAAACTGAAACACTTTATCCTTAATAGTATCGTTTAATTTATTAACAGATGGAACAGTTACATCCTGATCCCATACTAAACTTGTGTCTATCGCCATTATTATGTATTATTCGTATTTGTATTCGTGTTTGAATTGTCTACAACATTAACTTGATCTATTTCTGCTTGTAGTGATTTTAATGTAACAGGTGGCTGACCTCCATATTTACCTCCAGCAGAAAGAATTTTAAGACCTTCTACTGTTGTAGTCATGTTATTAGGCTCTATTTTATGCTTAACCTTCATAATTTGATACAGGCCTCCAAACAAAGGCATTTTTGGAACAAAAAAATACTGCATAGGGTATATTTGTGCATTACCCAATACTTCTGCTGTTGCCTTATAACTCCTACCCTCTAATACAGGGATCATAGAACAATCTGTTGTAACTTTTTTATTCCTATTTTCATTATCAACCAACCTTTGTAGATTGACAATACTCTCAGCTGTCATCTTGTTTTCATCAGTACTAACGTTCAGACTTTTCACAACCTTATTTCTAATACTACCAAACTCAAACTGTATTGCATCTACTTGTATATTTAAATCATCTCCACTATTATTTGGAGTAGTTGACCCTTCGTTTCCTTGCACTCTCCTTTCTGGGGTTGGAGCAAACATCACATGAAAATAATTTCTTATGTTAATGTCTGCAACAGCAGGGTTTGGCTTATAGATGTTACCAACATTTCTATAATCCGCATTCCCAGGTATTGGTATGAATATGAAATTATTCTTTTGACATATCTGCTGAATAGCATTTAAAACAGTTGTGTTAGCTTTTGGGCTATAAAGAGGATCAATATTAATAAGTGCCTCAGAAACTTTCACATTCCCATTTTCACCAATAGAGTTCATTGGATAGTCATATCTAAAAGTAGTATCACTTGGCAAAGAAGGATCTCTAACCCCTGAAACATCTAAATGCTTTTCTTTATCACCGAAAAGTTTTTCTAAGTAATTTGCAATATTAGTACCACCAAGTTGTTTTAGACATATATTAGGACGTTTTTTAGATGTGTCAAGAAAATCTTGATTCTTATATGCTAATAAATTCCATTGGTTAAACAATAAGTGAAACTGCTTATATAAAACGTCTTGTTGTTCAGATGCATTTCCTAAAATGGTACCAACCAATTCCCTTCTTCTCTGATCTTCAGTTTGTAATTTTTCGTACAAATTATTACACAAAGCCCAAAGAACTCTTCTTTGGTTTACACCTTCAGTAGTGTTTAAGAATGGACCCCAGATAATATTATCATCATTATCAGATCTATCTGCTTGATAATAAATAGTGAAAGCCATCCCACCATTTGGGAGGTTTTCTGCTAACTCTTCAGAATTTAATAAATCATTTGATATATATCCACCAGATACTACATATGAAACAAATTCTGTGTTAGATGCATTCGTTGGATACGCTTCACCACCAGTTTCATCAACAAAATATCTACCATCTAACTCTGTTACTTGATTAGCCTGATACGTGGTTGGTGTTGAGTTATGTCCTTTAGATATGTAATTACGACCTGCAGATTTCATTTTCTCAAAATCATACACTTTATTATTTTGTGCATAATCAAAATCATAATACTCAACTCTACCTAGAACTTCTCCTCCCTCACCTGTTGTAGAATTAACTTTAACAAGTCCTATGGGTTCCTCTGCATCCCACACACCATTTGGATCATCATGTTCACTATCTTTAGTACCATCAGTGTCGCTACTGTTAGCAGAAGTAGCCGTGGCAACATCACTACCTTCAAACCTAATCATATAATAGTGGGAACCATTTCTGCTATTTTCATTCGAATCTGATGCTTCGTTATCTGATTCAACTGAATAAGGAACGTTGTTATTCACCATTCTTCTAAGCTGATAAAAACTAGTGAATCTACCTACTTCATTTATAGCATCTGTACTTTGACTTCCAACCAATAACGTTTCTATTTCCCTAAAAAAATCAAAAGCATTAACAACCTCAGTTTCCCCACCAGAATCACTTGTTTTTACTCTTGCGTTCATAGATTCTTTAACCTCTTCAGCTGGGTCATTAAACTCATCACTGTCAGGGTTATGTAAAGGAACGGTTACACCACTTTCATTTGTTGTTTTAACCCCTCCGTTTGAATCAAAAAAATTCTTAAAGAAAAGACAAAACCTTTTTAGTTTTAAAATATCTTCATCAAAAACCGACTTAAGCAAATCTTCAGTAATGTTTTGAGTATCTGCATTTGCAAGTTTTAAAATATTCTGTTTATTGTCATTTTGAAAATTAGTAGTGTTACCGTAGTTTCCAGGCCTATTTGGATCATAAGATCTCGTTATAAACGAAATGATACCTGATCTCTCTAGTATGTTTGTAGTAATACTTTCATATGTTGCTTTATAAGGGTTTTCTTGAGTTATCTCTGCATTAGAAACTCTCTTTATCACTTTCGAATCTTGACTTGCATTCAAACTTGCCTCATCAAGACTTAACCTGTTTTCTACAATACCATCTGAAATAGCTGTGAAAAAATCTTTCACAAATTTCATCTCGTATTTATCGACACCAATGTCTTGACCATAATTTTCAGTCGTTGCAGGAACCTCTTTCGATTCCTTAATCATCATAGGAAAGTGTTTACCTATTAGGTTTGGTGAATTTCTAGCACCTCTTGCTTCACCCACAGATATATCCCTTGGTAAAGATGGCCCAGTGTCACCAACAGAAGTTGTTGATACTGTTTTGTTCGGTGTTTCATTAAAGATGCCATATCCAGCTTCTAAAATCCTACCTAAAATATATCCACTATCACCAGCTATTTTAGACAAAACATTGGATATAGTTAACTTACCCAACTCTGAACCAGTTGTTGTTATTGTGGTTTCTTGTATTTTTAACTCAATCGCCCTCCTGTTATTTGCAATCTTTTGCATAACATTTTCAAACACAGCCTTCTTTGCATCTGTATCATAAGCATCTATATCAGCAATAGTTTTCTTCCTTATCTCATCAGCTTTTTTCTTATTTGCCTCTGAATTTTGATCTCCGAATATTGTGGCTTCCGTTGCCAAAAATTTTGTAAACTTTTCAAACTTAGATGCATCGTTTAAAAAAAACTTAACTTGATCATCAAGTTTATCTGTAACAGTTGAATGTGAAGCAGGCTTTACCACCTGAAAAGGTTGAAAACCATCTATTTTTAGACCATCAACAATACCCGTTATTTCTGTGTCATATTTTATAACCTTCGAAATCTCAATAGCTCCAGCTAAGTTGCTTTGATATGAAGATATCTGATTCAATAGTGCATCGAACTTTTTTGAGGTTTCATTTTTTTGAACCTCTACTTTTTTCCCAATCTTAATTAAATCATATAATGTCGTAAAAGATCCAGGTTCTACAGTCCCATCTCCAAATTTTGTTTTTAAAGACTTAACGGCCAACAAGAACAAAAACGGCATGTCTGCAAAGAAGCCCCACTGATTTGGCACAAAAGAAGCTTTCAAAACAAATGACTGATCACTTGAGTCAAATGTCGTACTTGTCTTTTTTAAGTTTAAAATCCAAGTTACAGATTCACCAAGAAATCCTTTAAATGTGAAATAAAACTTTGGTGGTGGCCAGTTAAATAAAACTGAGTAATCAATCTCTGTGGGCTTGTTAAAAGCACCTTCGTTATCACCTCTAAGTTGACCACCAACTCTTTGAGTTCCAAACAAAGTGTTTCCATAAAGATCTTTAAAAGTAATTTCTATTACAGGCTGTAGAGATGCATTGATATCAATGTCTATGCCTGTAATGCCAAACCCAATCCCTTCTCTCATTAACCCAAAGGTATAAGATTTTTTACCAGTATAATCAATGGCAACATCACCATCTACACAAGTATCTAATCTTACCTGTAGATTCAATTCACTTTCATCAAAAGTTTCTATACCTATTACTCCCATTATACTGTTTCTCTGTTTCTTCCTTTTTGTAATTTTGATATTATCTCAAACTGCACTTCACTCAATGGGTAAGGAACTCTGATTTGAGTGTTGTCTGGTATATCAAATTCTATAAAATACTCTGGGTTAGCCCAAAGTATAATTCTCCAATTGGTAGCATCTGAATAAACATCACCTGCAATCCTATCCAATCTAGTTTTTTCCTTATTATATGTCACAAAAACATCTGTCGATCTATCTGTTATAATAAAAGGAGGCATTGCCCTTAGTTCTTGACCATCTCTTAGTATTGCTGCAAAATCTATCATATTGTTATAATCTAATTCTTATTTTATTAAAAAACAAAGTTATATTTGATGACGGAAGAAACCACCTCTATCTGTAGATGTAAGTGCGTCTCCTGCACCATGTTTATATCTACCAATAATGTTAAAGCTCATTGTTACTTGAGTCCACATAGGTTGTACTCTACCCAATCCGTCTAACGTCCATGGTGCATCAGTATAATCATAATCTATACTCTCAATAATTATATCATGATTAAGCCAATCTCCAAGATGTATGTGACACACTGGCGGTCTAAGGAATGAAAACCCAGGACCATTATTTCTTGATGGTCTTGTCATTTTCTCAAGGAATTCAATTCTATGTACAAAGTCAACTTTGTCACCAGAGAAGAACGATGGCTGGAACTTTAATTTATTCTTCATTTCACCCAACCTAGTTTCAGTGTCTTCAATCGTACTAACAATCTCACCATCTGCACTAGAGTTGCTACCAATAATATCTCTGTATATGTTGTAACTATCCTTACTAGACTCAGCATAATTAGGAGGCCCAACAGATTTGTTTTTATCCGCTTCTCTTTTCTCTTTCTCTATTTTCGTTTTCAACTTCTTCAAATCAGATTCCTCCTTTTTCAATTTAGCTGTTTCTCCTGCAGCTGTACTTTGTTGAATCTCTGCATTTTCAGAAATCTTTTGATTTACATCTTTAAGCTGTGCCTCAAGTGCATCTGCCATAGCTACGCTAGAGAAGCTTTTGTCAAAAGCCTCTGTTAATGTTGTTGGTCCATCCAATCCATCTGCAAGACCTATGTCAACTTGTGAAGCATAATCGGTCAACACAAAGAAAGATATACTACCAGCCCTCTTTGAGTTGTTGTACGTGTATAACGCCTCTGGTCTACCAAGGAAATTTACCTCGTTCCAACTTGCACTACTATTATGTTGCATAGAAGTGATGTAAGGTGGTAAATACAACTTTTCTCCATTCGAGTAATTTTGCAACATAAAGTTAAGCTTCTGTGCCTTTCCTGGAGCGTAAGGGTTTGCTATTGTGTATCTTTGGGCATTTGTCCTTGTAGAACTATCCGCCTTTAACCCTGTAACATATGATTTAGTTCTTTGTGGATCATAGTTAGAAGCAAATTCTAAATCAGAATTCTTAATCAAATTAATAACTCTCTTAACACCTCTTGTTCCACTTCTGAAATCAGGCGTGTCAAACGGGTTCCCTACAACTTGGTTTGCAGCTAACTTAGCAGGATTTGATTCTATCGTACCACCCTTATTGTTGTTCGATAAAATATCAACAGGATCACTATTGAAATAACCACCTCCATTATCAATTATAACTGAAGACGGGGTTGTAGGAGTTCCTGCAGAATCATTAACATTAGGTTTTAATGAACCAACACTCTTTTGAATTAAGTCTTGGAATAAGTCTGGCATAAGAGCCCCTGTTGATCCTACTCTAGGATTTATAGAAAGATTGCTTAAGTAAGAAAAACCTTCTAAATTATTTACTCCATAAGACTTATCTACTGCATAAGTGTTTCTAGAGATGTTGAATGATCTGATTGCCTCGGTTACAGAACCTAAAACAGTTGAGTTTTGTAACTGATCTCCTTCTGGATGACTAACTGTATGCTTATCTCCATAGAAGATACCATCTCTGGTTTGACTATATGTCTGATCAGCCAATCTTGTACCAGCACCAAATAACGATAACGCACCAGCATCAGAAGTTGTTAAACTGTAATCCATTTCGAATGCATTACCTCCTAACAAGAAACCTCTTTCTTCTTCAAATGATGTAGTTGCACCTTCTTTTGTTGTTACATTACCATCTATAACCGTTCCGTCACCGTCTTGATACTCATCTCTTCTTATTCTGTATTTACTTCTTGGAAGTAATAATGCTCTATAAAGAACACCTTGAGTTAAAACCCTAGATACACCTAAGAAAGTGCTCGTACCAGCTGCACTAATATTTAATCCAATTAATCCACCAGTGTTTCTAGCAAGTAATTGATTTCTAAGCTCTGTTGAGTTTGCCAATAAATCAGAATTACTTCCAATGTTCGATGACAACAATGCCTCTCTAGCCTCAAAGGAATCAATCAACAGGTCTGTGTTTACTGGAACGTTGTTTAATATGTTGTTTCCATAATAATTTTGTGAATCAGCTAATAAATCACTAGGAGTAGATACGTTATTAGAAAGAAGTCCATCTCTAAACGAAACCGAATCAGTTTCAATATCACTTAGGTTTGGTATGTTTGCTGAAAGCAAGCCATCTCTAAATGGAACCGAATCAGTTTCAATATCATTTAAGTTTGGAATATTGGCTGCAAGCAAATCATCTCTAAAACCTATTGAGTCAGACTCAATGTCACTTGTATTGGGAACGTTTGCTGCAAGTAGCCCATCTCTAAACGGAACAGAATCCGTCTTAATGTCACTTGGGTTAGGAACATTCGCTGCAAGTAAGTCATCTCTAAATGTTATAGAGTCTGTTTCAATATCACTAAAGTTAGTAACATTGTTGGCAAGCAAACCATCTCTAAATGTTATCGAGTCAACTTCTAAATCACTAAACTTAGGGACGTTATTAGAAAGAAGCCCATCCCTAAACGAAACCGAATCAGTTTCAATATCACTAAACTTAGGGACGTTATTAGAAAGAAGTCCATCTCTAAACGAAACCGAATCAGTTTCAATATCACTTGAGTTAGGTTTATTGTTAGAAAGAAGTCCATCTCTAAATAAAACTGAATCGGATTCAATATCACTCTCCTTTGGAGAATTTAATGAAAGCGAGTCTGTTCTAAATTGTTCTGAACCTGCTGCAAGATCTGTTTCATTTGTAGAGTTCTTAGATACTTGACCTTCTCTGAAAGATTCTGAATCAACAGACAAGTCTGTAATCTTACCTTTGTTGGCAGATAACAACCTTTCTCTCTCACTGTTAAAAATCTCAAGCAAGTTCAAATCCTCTGACTTGTTTTTACTTAATAAACCATTTCTAACAGAATCATATAAACCAACAATGTCTTCACTGTTTACAGTTACGTTGGCAGAAATTAAACCCTCTCTTATTGATTTCGATAATTCTTCAAGAGAAGTTTCATTAACTACATTACTTTTTAATAAATCATCTTTATAATGCTCCGAAGACTCCAATAACCCTTCGCTGTTTAACGGTTTGTTTTTACTTAAAAGATCCTCTCTAATACTTTCGAACACTTCCTCAATGTCCCTAGGTTCACCAACATTCTTTGAAACCAATGCATTTCTAAACGCATCAGATATGTCAAGTAAATCCACACCATTAGACACACCTTTTGTTAAAAGAACATTTCTTGCACTTTCAAATAATTCGTCTAAAGGAATCTTGTCTTTTCCAACAAGATTTTTAGCTATCAAGTCATCTCTGAAAGAAACAGATTGTGTCTCTATGTCAGAAACTTGATCTAGTGAAATATCCTTTTCATTTTTATGGATATTCATTTTTCTGAAATCCTCAGACTCAGCTTTTAAATCACCTTCTTTTGTTGTTATTTTTGAAATGTTCGCATTTCTAGTTTCTTCAGACCTAGAAAGTAAGTCACCCTCTTTGGTTACATTTTTAGATATTAAACCTTCTCTATAACCTTCTGAGTTATCGGAAAGTTTGTCTTCTGAAACTTCTATTGTTTTATTTTTGGCAACACTGTCTCTTCTGATGCCTTCTGAATCAGCCAACAAGTCTGCATCTCTAACAATTCCTTTTGAAATAAGGATCTTTCTCATTTCATTGGATTGCTCAGCAAGAACATCTCTTCTTTCAGACATACTGTTTCTTGCCTCTAAAGATTTCCTAAACCCTTCTGACCCTGACAACAAGTCTCCTTGTTCGCCATTATTCTTAGACAATAGCATATCTCTAATAGCCATACTAGTTTCATCTAACTCTTTATCGAATATGCTAATATTTTTCGATAATAAATATTCCCTTTGTTTAGGGTACATTAGATCATATACACTAGTTGGTTTCTCTATGTTTTTTGCAAAAAGCTTATTTCTGGTGTTATCTGAAAAGTCTCCGTAGTACTCTTCAATTTTTTTCCTTAGCTTTTCTTCTTCGTCATTTGGATCAAAAAGAAATTCCATAAATTAGTTTTTCTTATAAATAATAAGATAAAAAAATCCCCTTTGTTTTTAAAGGGGATTTTTCATTATGATTGTAAATCTGTATCTTCAATAATAAACCTTTGGAGATCCCTACCGTTAAGCTTAAGTGTAACCTCATGCTTAACCGTTTGGCTTCCTCCGCCTCCGCTACTTCCGCTTCCTCCAGAGCCTTTAACCATGTCAGATAACGATGATGCTATGTTTGCCATAACAGACGCTCCTGCAAGCCCTTGTGATAGCTCAGACAGCTTTTCTAATTTCTCAAAATCTAAGTCTGCAGTTGCTTCTTTAAGAGAATTAACCCCCTCAGCAAATCTATCAAAACCATCAGCACCTTTTGCCAAAGCATCAGCAAGTGGTATCATAATAGCTGCGAATGTACCAAGTGTTGCAGTCATTGTAATAAACCCTAGTAATGTAAGAGGATTTAAGAAAGACATTGCTGCCACCGAGAATCCAAGCAATCCTGGAATAACACTCATAAGTGCTGGACCCATCTCTGCGAATCCACTCCAATTAATTCCTGCCATTTTATCAAATGCAATCCCAGCAACAAGCAAGGATGATGCAAATAGCAACAAACCTGCAGAAACTGAAACAAGTATACCAACACCAACAAGTAAACCAAGTATTTGTGGACCCGTCATCATTGCACCCAATAAGGCAAGACCAACAATAACAAGTGTTAACAACCCAATAGATGCAAGCACTTTAACCAAGTCAACATTTGTTAATGTGTCAGCTGCCATTCCAAACAACAACAGACCACCACCGACTAACGCCATGGCTAATGAGAACTTAACAAGGTTTTTAATATCAATAGCTCCTGCTAATTTAGAGAACAATATCATTGACCCTCCTAGTAACACAAGGGAAGCACCCATAGTGATTAATTGATCCATTGATGCTTCTCCACCAAAAGCTGCCATAGCAGCACCAAATCCAACGAGAACACTTCCTATTATTGCCATAGAACTAGCAAACTTAAGGACACCTTTCATACTTATCTTCGCAGCTTCTTTAGATGCTTGCTTAAGAGATTTAACAAAACCTGCTATTCCTCCACCGCTTTTCACCTTATTAGCCTTATCCATAGCACCAGATTCATCATTTGATAAAACTTTACTTGCCATATCTTTAGCTCCACCGCCTTTGCTACCCATAACTTTACTTACAACATTTTTAGCCATATCCTTAATGCCACCAGTAAATAAACCAACAGTTTTTTGGAACAAACCTATCATTCCACCCATCTTGGTAACTGCAAGAAGGAACAAACTACCTGCTACAATAGAGTTTTTGCCCCAATCTGGCAACTCACCAATAAATTGAGCTATACTACCTATTGCTTCTGATAATAAAATAATTGCTGGCTCAAACATTGTAAACATATGCATAAACGAATTGGCAAGCCCTGTCATTGCTTCTTGAAATGAAGCATTTGCTGCTGCTTGTGATTTCAAATCACCTGCCTGCTTCTCTCTCAAATCTTTTAACTTCTTAAGCTGATCTGGTGTGATCATCGTAATATCATCTATACCAGCGTCTTTAAGAAGATCTTTTGACTCTGTCTTCACCTTAAGTGTACCACCTTCCCCGATTTTAGTCATTTCTGTAACAAAAGCCTTATCTTCATCAGAAAAACTCATAAAACTTCCACCTTGAAATTTTTCCATCTTCCTTGCATCATCTGCAGTTTTCTGAATCATATTAGAAAGGTCTTCATAAGCCATTCCTGTTGACTCTGCAACCATTCTTAATCTATCGGAATCAACTGGATCAATAATAAATTCACCTTTCTTGTTGAACGAACCGATGTCTTTACCCATTGTCTTTAAGATGTTTTGCATCTCTTTTGGACCTTTCCTTGCAGCAGATAATAAATCCATTGGATTGATTGCTGCAAATGAACCACCTGCCAACTGTAATTCAGCTGCCATTTCCATTGCACCCTCAATACTACGAGCTCTCTCTGCAACATTAAATATAGAGTCAACATTTATTCTCAACCTCTCTGCCTCAACAGCCATTTTTCTAAGAGATTCAATACCACCAGTGAATCCAAACTTACGCATTTTGTCAATGTTCTTCTCCATCTGTTGGATAACTCTTTTACTGTTAACTCCAAGCATCTTAGAATCCTTAACAGTATTTTGAATTGCTTCACTCATGTCTCCAGATGAAACACCTGCCCTCATAAGTTCACCAGCAATCGTTGTAATTTCTTTTGAAGACACACCTGTTGCCAATTGTATTGCTGCGAAATCCTTTGCAGCTTGAGACAATACGCCAAAATCAGTTGTTCTTAGCTCATCACCAAGATCTCCCATCATAGCAGTAGTATCTTCAATACTCATACCAAAAGCTGCAGTCTCACTAGTTAAATGACTCATTTGAACAGAGTTCTCTTTGAACATTACACCAGTGTTTTTTTGTGCGGTAGATAAAGCTTGATCAAACTTCATCAATGTGCCTATTATTTTTTTAGCAAACCTATCCCCAATTTCTTCAATAGCCTTCCTCATAGTAAACACTTCTTTATTAGAATTTTTCAGATTACCAATAAGCTCTTTACTATTTTTTGTTAACTGATCATATGATTGCACTTGTTTACTAAGTTCAGATGTGTGACCTTCGAGAGACATAAGTAAATCCCTCGCATCTTGACCTTCTTCTTTTACAAATTTGGCTATATCTCCTTGGACGGCTGCTTCCTTAAATTTACCAACAAGGAAATCGCTGTGACCATCTATAATAGAATCCCATTCTTTCCCATACTCTTCTACCATTAATTCATTGATGTCTTCCTGATTCTTTAACAATTCTTTGTTAAACTCAGAAATTTCTTTCATCCTAATTTTTTCGTCAGCAGAAAGATCCGTTAACTGACCTCTATTATATTCATGGAATTTTTTCACATCCTCTTCGTTGAATTTAACGTTCATTGAAAGACTTGTGTTCTCTAGACCTTTAAATTTTTTCTTAATACTCTCTAGTCTTTTATCAAAACCTTGATTAAGAGCATCTCCTGCAGTTCCGACCTTATCTTTTATTTGTTGTATTTGCCTTGCTGATTCCGCAAGATCTTCATTACTCTTTGGTATCTTCTTAAAAAAAACGGATTCCGACAAACCTAAAAGAGAACTAGAAATACTACCCAAAACCTCATTAACCTTTTGGGAACTTTTTTCCATTGATTCATGTGTTTGTACCAGTTTTTCAGCTGCTTTTAAAGCCTCTTGGTAATTTTTATTCTGTTTACTGAAATCGTCAGCCATCTATCTACAGTTTTACTTATAAATAGATCATAAAAAAAAGCCCCTCTAATCTAAAGGAGCTTTATCTGTATTAATTTTTAAGTTTATTTTATTTCCTGTTCATCAAATATTTTGAACCATTTGATATAGACATTCTTGACAACTTTCCATCAATGTAAGACAACTCACTATGGGAAGCTAAAGATAAACCCCCTGTTATTGAAATCAGGTTATCTGTGGCTTTCTCTCTTGTCAATCCCACATTTTTATTCTTAATATATTTAAGAGTGGAATCAATGTTTTTATAATCGGACGATTTCTCTCCAGATGCAACATATTCAAATACGCTTCCATCCTTAATTTCTTCCCATGCATGATCTGAATTAAATTTCGCAATTGGACCTGTTTGCCATGTTAACACTTTGTATCCACCCCTAACCATATAAATCAAAGAAACAAACAATATTGCTACATATAAAAAGAACCCAAGGGTTGCAGCTGCTGTCAAATGGCCTGTTTCATCATATAGCAAACTCTTGTCAACCAAATGTAAAGTTCCATCAAATTCTAAAGATCCTGTTGCCCAAGGTAAACCGAACAAATGTTGTGAAATATCTACCAAAGATTTACCTTTAATCAATATGAAAAAAAACCAAGATATCTGACATAAACCAATCAATATTCTAGTTATTGGTATGTATAACATTTTCCTATATAACTTTTTCATATCAGTAAATTTTGGTCCTTATTATATCTAACGACTATTTACCGAAAAAAGTTTCATCATCCTCTTCTTGGATTATTTTACGGACAGATCTCCTAACATCTGATTCCTCTAAATTTTTCATGATGTTACTCACCGTATTTCTTTTTGGAGCACTTTTAGATGTAGCAGAAGCTTTAGTTTCTTTCTCCTTAGTGATGTGTAATGCCTTTTTCATTGCATTTAACAAAACGCCTTGAGACTTGTCATCTTTTGCAAAATTCCCAGTTTTCCTACTCACCTTCCCAACGTTTCCAACAATATTTTCTATGAAGTCACTAATAAATTTTAATGACTTATCTAAATCAGGATCCGTTATCTTACTCCCTTGTTTATCGGTTAACCTTTTAAGATATGGATATTTACCGTAACCAACTTCTCTTTTGTATTTATCTCGATTAACAATTGCATCTTTCACCTTGTTCATATGAGAAGTGAAAATACCACCACCACCTTCAAGGTCTTTTTGAAACATCTTAATGAAATGTAATGCCTCAGGATCTTTAGATAGAATCTTGTTGAAGTTCAAAATATTAAACTCTCCTTTTAATCCCACTTTTCCTAAAACGGGGAATTTACTACCAAACTTAATTTTAGTTAATCCTCCGCCTTTTTGTTTTTGATATGCTTGACCAATTGACTTTCTGCTTACAGCAGATGATTTCTTTATTTCTATTGTACCTATCGGCTCTCTAGTTTCAAACAACCCAGGAATGTTAAACACCTTCCCTGGCTTAAGATAAAATTTATTAAAACTCTTTCTCATGTCATCCCAAAGAACAGTGACTTGATTTCCAGTGTTCACATCAGAAAACACAAAGTCCGTGTTTCTTGCATCCATTCTCTTAACAACCCTCACAGCATTTATGAACTCATCATCTTCTGTTTTGAATTCGATTGTATAACCGTTTGGAACTTGTATTAAATGAATACCATTGTGATCAACTTCTTGAGTACTTGTTGTATTTGGTAAACCAAGAATCCCTTCTTCTGTGTGATCTATTTTTCTACCAGCAAAATTATATGGACTTGTCATCCAATTAGTGTAATTAATTCTAAGAGTCTTCCCACTAAAAATTCCTGCTCTAAATTTAGAATCACCTTCTTTGGCTTGTATTCTACCGATTCCGTAATCAGTGAATATATTTCCTCTAAATGCACCACCATTCCACTCTCCTACAAACACGTCAACCATTTCTTGTGATAAATCAATTGACAAATACTTTGCACTAAATTTAGCTTTTGCCAACCAAGACATTGCACCATTTGACCAATCATAGTTTTCAAGAGTCTCTTTCGGATTTACTCCAGGTTTATAAATAATAAGGTTTTCAATGTGGTTTCCGTTTAGTTTCCATGAATCTCCACCCAGATAAACCATTACACTAGATTTATTTGATTTGCTAGTGTCTCCCCTTGATTGTTTTTCAGCTTTATTAACCTTTTCTTCTTGCTGTTTCAACTTAATAACCTTCTCAACCACCTTAATGGTTTTGTCATCCATCCCACCCCTGTTAAAGTCAAGATACTTCTTAGTAGCAGCAGAATCCTTATTCTTCAATTTATCGAAAACTATCTTCTCATGGCTATCAAAAGAAGATACAATATCTTTGATGCCATTTTTTATTTTCTTAATGAAACTAACTTCCTCAATCCTCTTCAAAGACTCATTGATTTTATTTCTTAATTCCTCTGATTTTTCTATTTTATCTGACATAATATTTATTTTAGATAAATAGTTGGCAATTTTGATTCTAGTGTTATAACGAGAAAGTCCAATTAAAAGTTCTATCTTCTACCACCGCCTCCTGATTTCGCTGCATCTGCAGCCTTTTTCTCAGCTTCTCTTTTCTTCTCAAGTTCTTCACTTATCCTTTGCAAATACCACCTTCTCTCTGTGATAGGGAGGTTCATTGCTTGTTGGAAGTCCATACCTGATTCTGAATAATGAGAGATCAGAAAACATTCTTCCATAATGTTCTCCCTGTGTTTCTCTGGCAATTTCAAAAAGTCATATCCAAAGTTTACTTGAAATTTATGTTCATGTCCACAAGCAGGGCAAACAACAGAAATTTTATCTTCCAATGCCATTTCATTTCTATCAGAGAACTCACGAAGCCTCTTAAAGTCTTGCATATTCATTCTTTTTACAGAATTTTCAATATACTCAACATCTGTCACACCTCCGATACTCTTTATTGAACTTATTATTTTGTTAATCCCTTTATTGTCAACACCTTTCTTTTTCATGTCTAGTTCTTTACCGAAAGTGATCGGTGACAGAACAAACTCAACAAACTTTTCACCATTCTCTTGAGTCAACACTTTTGGAGTGTGAACGCTAGACAGGAAATTTTGCTTCATTGGAGCATAATACATAAACTTCCCACTCATAGGCTTGTACTCCGACTTCTTAAAGTCTATGTCAGACAACCTAACACTTAATTCATCTTCATAGCTACAGCTTGGGCATTTCATTTGATAAGGGATGATATCGCCATACGCTGTTGAATAAAGGAATATCATTATACCCTGCATATCGGATATAACCAAATCTCTAACATCAAAATCATCCAAGATAACATTACTAAGAACCATTTCTAACGCCTCTCCACTCTTGGTTAAAAAATCACTTGTTAGAACCTTTTCCTCGATACCACTTAAATACCTTATTTTAAAAGAGGACAAATTATCTTTGTAAAACTCACCCTTAGACGGTAGGTTGATTTTATCAAAAGTCCTACTAAATATTTCATTTAAATCTAATTTCCCCATAACGAAAAAAAGCAGACCTAAGCCTGCTTTCTATTTAATTTATTGGCCAATTAAAAATTAGCATCTGGATAAAACAATTTTACTGGATTTAATACAATCTCTTCATCGTGAATGTGTCCACAGTGAGGACATTCTAGAGTTACGTTTAAATCAAAACCTGGCTCAACCCTCTTGATATATTCTCTAAGGAATGCAGAGTCTTTAAGAGGCATAAAACCGATAAGTTTATTGATGTAAGTCTTGTCTCGATTCCCCTCAACTTCCATGATTTGACGTAAATATCTTTGCGTAACCATTTTGTTGTACTTCAATTTACTCTTACCAGTTGTAGAAACAGTTTTAGATAGCAATTTCTCATCTGCTCCATTAAGTAATCTGAATTTGATAGTTTTTTTCAAAACAGGCAATACAACTGTGTACTCTCCCATTGAATCTGGTGCCTCTGATGCAGCTTTGTACTGAACCTCATCTAAATCAATTGTTGGAGTAAATTTTTTACTACAACTTGGACAAGATTGATCTCCGACTTCATAGTCAGAACCAAAACCAGTTTTACGAAGTTCAAGTATAATCGCATTCCTGTCTGCAACCAACATGTCTTCTGTCTTAAGCCCATAGCTATTAACAATTCCCTCACTAAGAAGAACATCCAATACTTTTCCTGAGTTAATTAACTCTGGAGAAAAGATAATATCCTCTGCTTCTGCAGTAAGATACTTGATAACAACCTGTGTTTGTCCACCTGGGTAGAAAATACCTCCTGATGGTAAAACAACAGTTTCTGTTGGAATTTCAAATTCAGTTTCTAAGAATTCATTTGGAACTTGTGCACTTTTAGCCTCTTGCTGAATTTGTTGCTGAATTGGCTGTTGTATTTGTTGCACAGGCTGTGGTGCTGGTTGCTGAACAATTGGATCAGCAGTATTAACTGTAGGTGCAACCGCCATGTTATCAAGACCTGATGTGTCTTGTCCAGATGCTGAAGCTGCTGCTTTCATTGCTGCAATTTCTTCAGCTGAAAACATCGGTGCTTTAGGTTCGTGTGTGTTAATGTCTTTATTACCACCCACAACGATTTTTCTGTCGTTCATAATTTATACTTTAATAATTTCTGTTCGTAAATAAATATACTTACAAAAAAAATTAAAGTAAACAAAAGTAATTATTATATACTGCCTGTTATTGCAGTTGTTGTAGTTTGTGTGCTCGGAGAATTTAGAATGTTAGAATTTGTTATTTCAGATCCAGCTTCTTTTTCAGCTTTCTCCAACTCAGCAGCTTTATCTTCCATCTCTTTCTCCATATCCTTAACGTCTTTCAATTCTGCTTCTGCATCCTTTCTTTCAGCATCTCTCATCTTTTTCTCTTCTGGCCTATCCTTTGGAATAGAACCATAAGTTTTCTTGATGAAATCAATTTTGTTGTTAAGCCTTTCCTCAGAGTCTTCCAAGTGAGAATCCAATGTGTTAATAAAATCGGCAACTTCTTCCCTAATTATTTGAACTAATCTTTCTTCCATTTTAATATTCTCTTAAACCTTCCTTTTTGTACTCCGTAATTATCTTTTAAATCAGATTCCCAAACTCTTGATATTTTGTACCCTTCATTTTCTGCGATAAGAGTTTTCCTTCTATCGTTCTTCCTGTTGGTATTCTGCATCTTATTTGGCCTCTTGTAAACACTAGGATTCCCATGCCAATAATCTCCATCTATTTCAACAAGCAAATTTTCAGAGGGAATATAAAAATCAAATATCTTCCCTCCAACTATCTCTTGAGTCCTAAACTCAACTCCTAATTCATTCAACATTTTTTCAAACTCCAATTCTGGCCAAGTCTTTTTCTCGGACATCTCAAGAGCTTTGGCTTTTAAAAAAGCTTCTTTCTCTTCAGGTGTTCTTCTTTTCCTTGGAGCTCTAGGTTTATATTTCCTTACTCTTCTTTTTGCCATTAACCGAAAACTTTACCTATTGCGAAAGGTAACAATCCTGAAAGTTTACTTTTCCAATCAGAAGTATCTGCTTTAGCTAATTGAAGACCTAAATCTTTAGTCTTGTTTATGCCTCCTGCAGTTTTACCAACACCAACAGCAGAATTAACCGCTTCAGCTTCAGAACCTGTCCCTGCTACAACACCTCCTGATATAGCCAATGAAGCCATAATAACAATAAAAACAGCTTTTGATCCTCTTTCAATTGTTTTCTCGTCAGCGTTTGGCATGAACTTTCTAAGAATAACCTCAATAGCCTTCATGTGTTTCGCTTGCCAATCCTTTCCGAATTTAGAAACAGCATCACCAGCAGTTTTTAATGCATTGATATTCATTCCTGGTATACTACCCATTCCTTTAATCAACTTACCTGCAAGACCTACAATTCCAGGAGCCGATAATGCTAAGTTAGCAGCCACCAACCCAAGGCCCAACACCTCATTAAGATATTGCTCATTTAATTGTGGCTCTCCTGTTAATTCTAATTTACCGTCTCTATCCTTGTCAGCTTTTTTAAGCATTCCTGGAAGACTTTGAATTGCTGCTGCAAAAACGTTGTCTAATTTTTTTTTTAAAATTTGGTCACCTTGACTCTCGTTTACCTCATCTTCTTTTAAAGAAGGTTCGATTCCACCCATTTCTGTGTCAATGTCATCTTTTGGCTTAATTCCTATTTGCTCATCAACACCATTTTGTTGTTGACTAACAAAAGCTCTAAGCTCAGACATATAGTTTTCAGAAACATCATCTTTCATAAGAGCCCAGATATCATCATTCATATATTCAGAAACACCTTCGAAATCTGCGTCTTGATCACTTGTCATATAGTTATTAGCCCAATTAACAATTGCCTCGGCAACTTCTTGTGGAGCTGGTGTATCACCATATTCTGTTCTAAGAAAATCAGAAAACTTATCACCTTCTACAACTTGTTCTTCTACACTTTCTCTCAAAATAGTTGATTTGAAAACATGACCTTCTTGCAGGTACATATCATCTCTCTCTTTCTCGTACTCATCAAAAGCTTCTTTCTCGTTTTTAATCTGACTCATAAGCTTGTTCATAGCACTTATGTCAACCCCTTCATGAAGACCGTATATCTCTTCCTTTTCTCTTTCATACTCATCAGCAGCATTTTTCTCTGTACTTAAATGAGTCACAAGGTTTTTCATGACCTCTGGATTAACCGATTCGTTCAAATCAGAACGTTGACCATTTTTCATAAATGATTTTACCTCTTCTTTGTCTGAAACACTTAATGCCTCCCATTCTTTTTTTCCACCAACATACTCAATAGCATCTTCTAACCAATTGTAAGATTCTGCTGCATCCGTCTTAGCTCTTGCTATTGGATCTATTTCATTTTCATTAAGACCATAAAGCTCTTCTTTATCTTCTTCGTATTGATCAGAAGCTTCTTTTTCTGATTTAATTTGCTTCATTAATTCGTCAAAACGGTTTTCACTAATGACACCTGCCATTAATTGCATTTTAACTTGATTCTCATTAAGTAAACCCATATATTTTTTTGTTTGTAGGTAGTTCCACCTATTTTAATTATAAATATCTATTTTTTCTGTTTCTTAGCAAGTTTTACAATATTTGCGAATAAATATAATTAAACACTTAAAAAATGTTATCAATCCTTTTATTAGAAGTCACATCCACACCTTCATCAGTTGATGTTTGGGGAGAATTAGCAAAGCTTGGGATAACAGCTGTACTAATGGGTATGTCTATAGTTTGGTTAGTGAAACAACTGAAACTGAAAGATAAGATAATTAAAGCTAAAGACATTTTAATTGAGAAAACAATTAAAGAAAAAGATGTGTTTTTAGAAAAAGCAATTAAACAAAAAGATGAAAAACTAGAAGAGTTAAATGAATATATTCGTGAAAACGATAAAGAAAACCTTCAAGTATTATCTGATCTTAACCAAACAATTGACAAGCTTATTGAAACTCAAAAAACACTGAGCGACAAGACTATTGACAATCAAAAAAATAACACAGAGTCCTTAGGTCAAGAAGTTAGAAACCTCAAAGAGTTAATTGAGGTTAAAATTGATAACATAACTAGTAAGATCGATGGAAAATAAAAGCAAACTCAAAGAGGTTAGAAGTAAGCTTTCTAAGAAATGTGGTGATGTTGATAAACTTTTAGATAACAAAAATAAAACCAACATCACCAATACCTTTAAAACAGTTACAAAAATTTAAGCGTTGTAAGCTGTATTACTAGCCAATTCATCAACGTAATCATTATGTTCATCATAGTCTTTATGCCCTTTTGGTAAGTGGGCAACAACCTTAAAGAAATCAACAGTTCTTGCAGATACTAATGCATCCATTTCTTCCCAAAGTTCTTTATTCTTTACTGGCTTTCTTTGGCTATTTTTCCAACCTTTCTTTTTCCATCCAGCAATCCAATTTTGCTTAAAGCAGTTTACAACATAAGCACTATCAGAATACACTTCCAAAATTTCACCTTTTTCCGTTTTCTTTAAACCTTCGATGACAGCCTTCATTTCCATTTGGTTATTCGTTGTCATCTTATCAGGCCCAAAACCATCTTCTATCTTTTCACCATTTTCCAAGATAAGAAATGCCCATGCACCCTTTCCAGGGTTTCCTTTACATGCTCCATCTGTGTAAATCTTTTTCATATTAATTGTTATTAAATTTGATCAACTTTCTTTAAATAAATTTGTTTTTTACCTTTTATGCTCATCTTAGCAAAGTTGATAAACCCTTTATCATTCTTTACAAACCTTCCAACATAAACTCCTTTCTCTTCCATCAATGGATCAACTTTCTTAACATCTCCACCGAATATTCTAAGCTTACTTTGAGAGAATCCGTTACTTACCGTTAATATTAAGTAATCGTTACCTCTAATGTTTTTTCTGATCTCTTTTTTCTCCATGATGAAGTAATAGAAATCCTCGTTAACATAATCACTTATACTTTCGATATCTCTACCTGCTTTTTCTGAAATCCTACTCTTAACCTTAGTTGCTTGCTCAATGTATTGAAGGTCACAGTTACAAACATCAACAAAGTCAACTGACTTGTGCAAATCTGTTGTTGGCTTATACAAATCTTCATTAGGCTTAAGCTGAGGTTTAAATGTTGCACCAAACAACCCTAATTGCTTAGGATCTGCCTTTCTCTTCTTCTTAGTCTTAGTAGCCTTCAAGAACAAATCAGTTAATTCTTCTCTTGAATGTGACCAATCATCAAAAACCCCTGCTTTCAATAAAGATGTAAATGCAGACTTGTTAAACTTAGAATACACTGTATCGAAGAATGTAAACTTATCCACTTGGTCAAAAGTTGTTTCCTTTGCTGCTAAGTTAGATTTCAACTCTTCATAAGCAACATCTCCGAATCCTTTGATACCAGAGTAACCCATTGTGATTTCACCTTTACCTGTAGCTTTCCAATCCCAGTTTGATTCTCTAGTTGGAGAATTAACCTTAATACCTTTTGATATTGCACTAGATATAGCTGCTGAAATCCATGCTTGAATTTCCTCTGGCTTACCAGAAGTTTTAGGGTGATTCAACAAACAAGTATAATACTCTGTTGGATAATAATGCTTCAAATATAATGTTTGACAAGCAACGTATGAATAACAAAGTGAGTGAGATAAGTTAAATGAGTAACCTAAATATTTCATCAAGTACTTTTTCAAACGCTCAACATCTACTTCAGAGAAACCTTGCCTCTTTGCACCATCAATAAACATTCCCCAGTACTTCTTAAAACTTTGAAAATTATAACTTTCAACCTCTTCTTTTGTTAAAGGAATACCATCTAATTCTTTTTGAATAAGATCTCCAGAGTTACCCATAAACCTACGCAAGTAATCACCATCCCCCAATGTCATACCACCAATTGACTCGGCAATAAACATTAACTGCTCTTGGAAAACCAATACACCATTTGTTTTAGACAATATTGGCTCCAAAGATGGGTGAATGTACTGAATACCCTCTGGGTTGAACTTATTACGAACAAATTCATCATGGGCTCCAATACCCATCGGACCTGGACGATACAATGCGTTACATGCAACCAACTCCATGAAGTTATCTACTTTCATAGACTTAATCAAAGACCCCATCCCTGCAGATTCAAACTGGAATACACCATGATTAAGACCCAACCTAACTTCTTCGTACAAATTAGGATCACTAAGATCTAAATGATACAAAGTATCTCTAATGTCAATACCTTGTGTCTCCTTAATCAAGTGTACACAATCTTCAACAACATTAATTGTCTCCAATTTCAACCTATCCAATTTAAGAATACCAAGAGCAGACAAATCCTTACCAGAACCATCGGCCTCTTGGAATGCTGTTACCAACGCAGGAGCTTCACCTTTCTTTGGGATAACGTTTGTTGGGAAATATTTCCAACACTTATCTGGAGTAATAGCCACACCTGCTGCGTGTTGTCCAATACCCCTAATCTCACCTTGTAATCTAACTGTGTACTTTAAAACTCTTGCGTTAGCAGGGTCTTGTAAGAACTCACGAGTTATTTGAGAACATTCTGGATCTTTTGGATATTCAATAAGCCACTTTTCGAATGGCATCTCTTTATTTGTCCACTTACCAGCTTTGTTAATTGGCATTTCATCGGTAACTTTCCACACAGGAGATCCACTTGAAGTGGCCTCTCTACCAATGATTGATCTAGCAACATCTTTAAGACAACCTTTTTCGTTAAATGTGTAGAACGTACCAACACTAACAACCCTATCTCTCCCATACTTATTGTAAAGAAACTCATTTGAGATGTGGTCAGTACCTGTCTCAAAGTCAATGTCGAGATCGGGAGGGGAATTCCTTGTTGGATTCAAGAATCTCTCAAAACAAAGATCAAATCTTACAGGGTCAACCTTAATTAAGTCAAGGCACCAAGACAATAAACTTCCTCCAGCACTTCCACGACCTGGCCCTACAGATAAAGGTTTGCCTTCATACTCTGTCTTCTCATAATCACGAACAAGTTCCCAACACACCAAAAAGTAATCAAGCATTTTCTTATCTCGAATTACACCGATTTCATAATTTAATCTATCAACATAAGCTTGATATTTTTCATCATCTAATTCAATATAACCAAGGTCTGCATTCTTTTTAAGTTTCACCTTAAGCTTTGCATGTGCAATCTTAGCAACAATGTGTTCAACATCATCACTCTTACACCAATCAAGAACTTCTTGTGTAGGCTCATACTCTGGGTATTTCTCAACACCTGTCTCAAACTCAAAGTTACAACGTTCTGCAATCTCCAATGTTCTATCAAGACACTTGTCAATAAACCACTCTGGGTAGTTGTAGCCATTCTCTTTGTTTGCTCTGTAGAAATCACCTCTGTTAAAGAAAAACATCTCAGAATTCTCTTTCAACCTTGCAGTTTCAATAGGAGCCTTTTGCTTCATTGCTGAAACAACATGTTGCAACTCCCAGTCTTCTGGTCTTGGAAAATATGTGTTGTTTGATAAAATACTTTTGATACCATAAGTGGTAGCAGCCTTTACCATAAACGTATTATATGTTCTTTGATCTGCGTCTTTCGTCAACTGAAATTCAGCATACACATTTTCCTTTCCGAAAGTAGTCAATAGCCATTGAATATGCTCTTCTGCTTTTGTAATCTTACCCATTTGTAACAACTCGGCAACCTTACCTTCTATTGAAGTTGTTGTTACAATGATTCCTTCTGAATTTTCTTGAATCCACTCTGGACAAATACGCCCAAAGTCACCAAACCCTTCCGTGTTGGCTAAATACAATAACCTAGAAAGATTGTGATACCCAGTTTCATTCTTAGCATACATTCTAAGCTTATAACAACCCCCTTGAGCTCTTAATTCATCGAACTTTAGCAGTTTGTCATTAACATAGAATTCGATGCCGTAAACAGGCTTAATCCCATCTGCTTTCTGAAACAATTCAAATGTCCCAGACATTGTTGAGATATCCGTTATTGCTAACGCAGGTTGGTTATTAGCTTTTGCTAACTCCAAATACTCCTTTACAGAACCAGCACCTTCAAGTATGGAGTGATACGTGTGAATTGATAAATTCACAAACGGCTTTTCTTCATCACCATTACTTGTGTTTGCAGAATAAGAAACTGAAAGTCCACTAAGCATCTCTGCAGCACTTTGCTGAGATTCTTCTGGAGCTTTACCTACTACACCGACCTTTTGTAATTCGAAAAAGCACTTCGCTAACGCCTGAACATCAATTAATGCATCATGGGCATCTTCGAAATATTGCTTAAACAATTTATAATGTAACTCGGCAAGGGAGGGGAACTTAAAACCTTTACCTCTCTTTGCAGGAACGGCACAAAAGTTAATCGTACCTTTCATGGTATCAATATGCTGACAGTCGTAGATAGTTATCTTTCTACTACCTCTGTATTGCTCACAAGCGATTATCTTCTCATCGAATTTAATGTTGTGTGCAACAAGAACCTTGTTTTCAGCAATAGCTTTATCAAACTGCTCCAAAGCATCTTCTAAAGGAATACCTTCTCTATTTGCTCTTTCGTTTCCGATCCTGTGAATCTTTGTAGATTCTGGCGGAATAATAAATCCATCAGGTTTGATTATAAGATCCTTCTCATCTAACAACTTCCCATCCCTATCATACACTTGCCATGCTAACTGAACCATTCTAGGCCAGTTACGAACATCAGTGTATGGTGCGTTATAATTTTTTGGAAGACCTGTAGTCTCCGTATCAAATATAATATACATCTAACCTATTTTGTCGTGTATCGACAAATATACACATTTTTTATTATTACCTATTACGATTCTTCAATTCTTTCTAAAAGAATGTGATTTTCCATCGCTTCACCCAAGCTATCACTTGTGCTATAAGCATACTTAAAAAGCTTATCAAACCCTTTTAAATACCCTGTCTCAATAGCTCTCTTGACATCTTCTAATTGAGCCTTACCAAAATCTTCGCTACTTGAATACAAATAGATAACACCTTTCTCCCTATTCATGTGCCACCATCCTCCACCTTTAACTTTAGACTCGTCACCTCTTAGTTTAGAGAATAATTCTTTGTGATAATCGACATGACCCATTCTCAGTTCATTGTCGTAAATAATGTACTTTTTATTCATGTGTTAATTTAGCTTTAAAATAAATGAAACAGGCAGTGATAACCACCATTGGTATTGATATGTGTAGACCTACTCCTTTTTGGAAAACAACAAGCAACAAAGCACCTGATAATACAAACGCACTGCTCCCAAGAATTAATCGATCAAAAACAACTTTCGTTAAACCATTCTGATAAACCTCAAGAAACGATGTTAAAAAAGCAAACAAACCGCAAAATGAAGAAAATAGTGTAATAAAATAAAATAAGCTCATCATAATAGTATAATTTAGTTCCTACACTATTAACGGATGAGCTTATAAAAAAGTTTCAAATATTTCTAATATCCACTTCGATTGTCTTGCCTTTGGAATAAAATCCCTTCTCTTAGCCTTATGCACAAATGCCTGATGCTACTCAAACCATTCCTTGCTCTAACACTGGCCCTCACCCCTTTCTTGGTAAGAACCTTTTCTATGTCAGGCTCGATTTCTTCCATCATTTCTTTTATATCATTCCAATCTTGTCGAATGTCATGATTATCGTAATCGACAAATTCCTCTCCAGATTCCTCTTCATCATCCACCTCTACGATTTGTATATCCCATTCTTCACCATTTCCGATTTCATCTCTCATTTTGTGGAGTTGGAGAATTGCAGACCTTATTTCAGCAAGATTTCTCTTTTTTTGTATCTCTATCTTTCTTAAGGCCTTTTTTGTTTTATTGCTCATTTCCAGGTTTTTTCATCCTTTCATTAACTCTTTCTATTGCCTCCCTTGCTCTTTTGTTTAATTCATCATTTGATTCATGCAACTTATTTGATTTAAACTCAACAGATTCTTGAAGAGTTTCCATTTCGTTCTCAGCTATTTCATTAATCAATAACTCAGACTCCCTTCTTCTCTCTTCGCCTCTTTCCTTAATAATCTTCTCAACACTTTTCATCGAAGATTTAAGTTTCAATGATTTTGTGTTAGATTTTTCATAGTTATTTAAAAGACTGTTTGCAGGCTTTTTCTCTTCTTGAAATAGTTCATTAAAATACTCACCATACCTTTTGTCAGACTCTTTAAGCTCTCTTTTGATATATTTAGCCTTCTTAGACTCCGATAATGCCTCTGACTCTTCTTCTGGTGCTTCTTCAGTTCCTTCCAACCCTTCTTCATCACCTAATTCTTCACCACCAAGTTCTTCATCATCAAGGTCTCCTTCAAGATCACCACCGAGACCACCTAAGTCTCCGCCTAGACCACCGCCAAGGCCTCCTCCTCCTCCGAGATCTCCCCCGAATTCGTCTTCTCCACCACCTTCAGCTCCACCTCCTTCGGCAGCAGCAGCCTTTTCTGGATCTTCATACCTCTTATCTAGATCCTTAAACAATCCGATTTTCTTATATGTTTCAGCAGCAGCTTCAATTTCGGTGAATAATTTCTTCTCAACTTTCTTCTGCTTAAACATTAATTTAATTTCTGCTTGAGAAAACCCTAAAATATTCTCCATAGCCCAAGTGTATGACGTTGGTGATCCTGGCTCTGTATTAAACATTTCCTTAAATATCTCAAGTCTTGTTCTCCATGTTTCCAAGTTTAACAACTCTTGTTGAGACGAAGGATTTGTTAACGTCAAAGTGAAGTTATCAATATCATCTTCGAACCCTGTGAACATTAAGTGAATATTAGCTATTCTTCTTAATTCCATCAAAACAGATTCTTGTATAGAGTTAATTGTTCTTGCAAAACGTAAATCAGCCTGCGATAACATTGATCCACCTGGCATTGATTCAGCATAGTTCAAATAAGGCTTTGGAACTTTTAATGCTGCAAACAATTTGTTTTCAAGATATTCGATATCAGCAATGTCTCCCATATTTGAATTCTGTGTAAACACACCAGATGCCAATGCGAAGTTATGGTGATCGTGATATTTCTCACCTCCATCGATGGTGATTGTACCAGTGTCAACTTTCTCTTCCAAGAACTCAATAGATACAATCCTGTGATTAAATAACTCTGCTTTGTTTTTGAAATCTCTCCAATTGTCATACCCGAAATGAGACATTAACTTAACAAGGTTATTATGGGTAAACCCGTTTTCCATCTTCTTAAGCTGCTTGTTTCCTTCGTTTAATGAATTGAAAGCCTCCATAAAAGTAGACCCCTCTTCATTTATTGCAATTACAATATCTTTTGCAGAAAATCCTTTTTTATAAAGATTAACTACAAATTGCAACATTGAGTCTGCATACTTAATTGTTTGCTTCTCTGCTATTGCATTTCTATAAGACTCATCTTTCCACAAATTTTTAGAAATACCACTTTGTATCTCCTTATACTCAGGAGTGTTTTTAACTATCTTAAGATTTTTTGAAGATTTCTCATACATTTCTTGTTTAAAACACTCATCTTGCATTAACTCTTTAAGTCTTGCATTTGCACCAGAAATATTTTTAATATTTATTCCCTTTCTTCTCTCTGCCTCTTCTTTACTTATATTGTTAAAATATTCTTTTATACCTTTCGAGATTGATTCATTGTGTTTTTGAGTTGTCTCCCCATCTCTATTGGCATAATATTCAGTTCTACTTTTTTCTAACCTTAATAAAACCTCTTGCTTAAATTCTTCATCATTATCAAACTTTTTCATCCAAGCTTCAACGCCAAGTTTAGACCATTCATAAATATTGTCAGCATGCAAATCTCTATGATCTTTATTGTTCATAAAGTGAAGATTACTTGGATTATTATTAAATCTATCATAATCCTGGTGATGAATAGTTTGCTTTGATTTATCAGAACTACTTTCATTAAACACCAATTCATTATGCTCACCTAAAGATTTAAAATAATTTGCTACCAATCTATGAGTGTAAACCCAATCATTACTAGAATGATCAAAAACCATTTCATAATCATTTCTTTTCTTCCTTGTGTCTTTTGACACAGGAGCAAGTTTCTTATTAAATGACCAAAGAGACTCGTTTGGTTGCAAATCTTTTGCTTCCTTAATTCCATTAAATCTAGTAGGAAATTTGTGATCTGGAGTTGTAGTTATCGTTTCACCGTTATCAAGAGTGATTTTCACAACTTCTGTATCTTTTCTAGTTACACCAGCCCAAGTGATTTTACCAGGAACAATTTCTCCTGTTTCTGGATTAATAGAGTATGACCAAAGATTTTTATTTACTTTAAATTCTTCAATTATTTCATTAAGTTCCAAATTTCGACCATCAAGTAAACATATTTCTGTATCCAATGCAAGACACGCTCCAGGCAATGTTTCAATCTTCGAAGACTTATCACCTCTAATTGGAATAAAGAAATCTTCCTCAACATGAGCTGGATTAAACTTTCTACTAATGTCTCCAGTTTTCGAATTAACCACTGGTTGCCCCTTAACAGACAATTTAACTTGATCGATATATTGTTTTACATCGGCATCATCAATATTCCCAACATCAATGTAAAAAACTCTTCTCTCAGGAGCTCTTGCTAATCTGTAAACTAGCATTGCATCTTCTGATAGCTGTAATTGTTTCCAAAGCTTTCTAGCTGGATCCAACATCGATCTACCGTATGGTAATCTTTTTGTGTCTTCTATTAATCTGAAATGTGCAATTTGCCATTCCTCGAAATACATGTTTTTACTATCCCAACGGAACCTTGTGTTATCAATCATTCCATCAACACCGTCTTCACGATGAATCTCTTCAGCAGGCAAAGCCATTACGTCATAAACACCTTTACGACCTTCTCCGTCAATGTGTAAATGTAAAAAGAAATCTCCCTTTTTCACCAATTCACGAATCCATAACCTCATGTTATATTCAACATTAAGCTTGTTATTAAACAGGTCTTTAAGAACTTCCTTTACACGATCATTTTCAGAATATATCTCAAGAATATTACCCCTTTCGTTTCTTACTAAACATTCATCTCTGATTATATCAAGTGCTGCAGCAATCTCTGGTGAATGATCCATTGCATTGTAGTCTTGATATGCACCAACCCTATCTGTATCATAATATACAGTTCTAGTGTAAATATCTTGAGCAATAGCATCCATTTGCCAGTCAAGATATTGTTGTTGTTGATGTTCAAGCGAATTTACTGGACTTGATGGGTTTACCCTCGTTGGGTATCCATCCATATTTTGTGTGCTTGCCATTGGGGTGTGACCCATTGGTGCTTGATTTATTCCCGATCTAGGATCCTTTCTGAAAGCATGTAAAGCTCTCTGAAAAATTGTACCTTTATTATTTTCTGCCATTTATTTATCTTGGTCCAAAAACCTTATTTTTAAAATGTAATTAATCTATTTTAAATAGTAAATACTTAATCATAAAGCCAACTTAAATCGTCATCACCACTTGTGTCGCTCTGGCCTGGCTTTAAATCATTACCGTGTATAATGGGCATGTACCCTGCCCTTTCTGTTTCTTCGAATTTTTTTATTTTATTCATATCAGAAGCCTTTTGAATAACACTCTCCTTACCTCTGTATTCAACTTTACTAGATGACCACGCTCCTAACATCGACTTATACATATTAAGCCCTCTATTTACTCTCTCCCATTCTGAATCCCTAATAAACAAAGCAATCGCAAAAGCAATAATAAGGTCATCGTTAGCACCTTTCTCATGTTCAGCTTTACCATTTGGCTTTATTACAAAAGTTTCAAACTCAGACATGATCCTTGGAGACCTGATCACAACCTCTTTTTCTCTCATGTACTTTCTAAGTGAATCCACCAAGAAAGGCCTTGTTTTACTTGTTGTTTGGAATCCTGGTATTTCATCTCCTTCATCAACCGACCACCTTTTGTCACGAGGACCTCCTTGCATCTGTTGAATAGTTTTAGATTTATGCACATTCTTGTATTTGTGTGTCTTGTGCAAATAATAACATGTTGTTAGGCCCATATTGTTGGCCTCGATTGCTACATAAGCATTGTTGTAAAGAATTGCAGCTGGAAGTATTACCTCAGCAAACTTATCAGATGTTATCTTAGATTGAAACTCTGCAACTTGTCTCAAATTCACTGCATCTATAATTTGTATGGTAGAATAATCCTTACCATCTCCACGAGCAACATCCGCAGCCAATATATATTTGTTACCCTCAATCGGTTTCTCGTAAACCCAGAAGGCCGTCTTCTCTTTTACAAATGGATCTGACTTAAATTCTAATTCCTTATTGTTATATTTGGTGTAATCGAAGTAGCAATCAACCCTAGCTTCTTCAACATCCTTCTTGTACTTGTTGACAATATTTACATCAACAGCAAGGTATTTAGAAGATTCGAATGAAAGGTCTAACTCCTGTGCAATCTTAACTTTGTCTTGTGCAAGTCTATCACATTGCTCTTGATACCATGGTGACCAAAAATAATCTTGCCCATTTTCTGGATCAACTCTAACTTCCAAGCCTGGGTTCGACAACGGATTATCTTTCCAATGAACAATTTGCTTATTAAAGTTATTCTCTCCCTTAACTGCATTTTTCCAAGTCTCATAATACAAATTGTTTGTACCATTTGGAGTGGAAATCATAATCGTCTTACCTTTCGTTTGAGACACAGCCATTAATGCACCAGCCTTAATATCATCTGCATTCTCGATAAATGCAACCTCATCCAAAACCAACAATGTCAAAGATTCCCCACGACCTGCTTGAGCAGAACATGCCAAAGCTTTTACAAATGAGTTGTTAGAAAATTCCAAATAACTCTCGTTGTTTTTTACAACACTTTCTGGAAGAAGCCATTTCGGAGTATTATCAACATAGTCTTTAACCGTTTTAAGGAGTCTTTTTGCTCCGTTAAAATCATTGGCAATGATTAGTATTTTTTCATCAGACATAAATAATAACCTCCAAGCTATGTAAGCTGCTGTTATTACCGAAAAACCTGTTTGCCTAGATTTAAGCACAATGTTATTCATGTGCTTGTGGAAATTCTTTATAGCATCGACTTGGTAGTCAAAGCATTCTAGCTGAGACACTTTTTGAGTCTTAGCATTAAATGCGTGTGCATAGTGATCCAAATAGTATTGTGGATTAACCATACATTTAATTAACTCTTCTTTTTTCTCTGCAACAGTCATATCTATAAATGTTTGTTATATAGATAAATAGTGCGTTTTTTATGAAAAAAAAGCCATAAGTGTATTATAGCCCTATGTAAACGTTTGTACTAAGTTCATCATCACTCAATACTTGGTATGAATCAGTTATAAATAATACGTTAGTAACATTGTTTGTATACAATATTTGATATACACCTGTCGTATCTGCAGACCAACTGCCTGTATAGGCACCTGTAACATTATCCGCTATAACTGTGCTTGCTGTAACACCTGTATAAACCGAACCATCTTTATGAACTACAGAAGAAAAGGTTACCCCTGTAACTGGTATGTTATTACTGTCAACAGACATGATAATATCATACACTGTTTGACCTGTACCTATTCTTATTGACATATTATTTTATTTTTTTAGTTGAACCGTCTTTTGATAACTTTACAACCTTTTTCTTACAAATGCTTTCTTTGATACCTTTATATCCAAGATCCCACCACTCAGTCATTGTTTGCTTGTCAAACATTAATGAGTTATCCGATAACTTATATGGTGTGTAATGATATGTAATTGTAACATCTTCATCAAAAGCCATTAATTTAGAAATTGCTACATCATCATTTGAAACCTCTTTGTGCATTACGTTTACTATTTTCATAAACATATCAAGAATGTTTTTAGATACATAGTTTTTGTTTGGAGTTGAAAATTCAGTTCTGTGAATTATGACATCAATTTCAGTCGCCCCTTTATTGATAGCCTCTTGAATCGGCACATGCTCAACAATGCCTCCATCAACATACTCACATCCATTTTTAGTTACAAGAGACATGAATAATGGTGCATTTGCAGAGATCCAAATCCAATCCACGAAATCTTCGTATCCAAAATCATCTGAAGACTTCATTTCAGCTAACTCTGTGTTTAAGTTTACAACAGCAGCTATAATTTCTTTCCCACTGTTTTTTAATTTTTCGAAATCTTCAATTGTGAAAAAACTTTTTATTGTTTTTCTCAATTCATTTGACTCTCCAAAAGTTGGTTTGTGTTTCTTTTTAAAAATACCACTTATTGGATTAGCTACTAAAACTCTCCAAATTGCATTGGTTAATTTTATTTCACCTTTTTTATTAAATGGGTTAACATCAAAAATACTATCTTGATTAACACTTGTATAAGCTTCTTTAAGTTTTTCAAACTTACCAATAGCTACAAGTGGCGATAAAAGGCTTCCAGTAGATGCACCTACTACCATATCATACTCTTTTCCAGTACATTCTGTTATACCTTGTATAGTTCCTCCTCCCCAAGCCCCAAAGGCACCTCCACCTGATATTACTAAAGCTTTTTTCTTATTCATTTTGGTTTTATTTATAAATATCCTAAAACTTATTAAAAAACTAACCCAATTATAGTGTACCCGTTATTACAAACACTTTCTGTATATCTAATAACCTTGATCATTTTGTTTCTACATACACTGTTAGTACACATACCCCATCTGTAAATACACCTCTATACAACGACAGATAATAACTAATTATATTATCTAAATTTTATATATTAAACAGTAACCGCTATTACGTTTACAGTATAATTGTTGTCTACATCTCTTTCTATGTACAATTTACATAATTGATTTGGTGAAAAATCAGGCACATTTATAGGTGTAAAAGGTAAATCTAAAGTTTCATTTTGATAATATACAATAACATTACCACCTGTTACGGCACTTGATATATCTAAAGTTAGAGTTCCTGTCCTTGGTGTTGATAGCTTGCCAAAATAATCACCTGTTGTATTAACAAAAGTAAGCTCATTCGTTTCATATACATTTGAGGAAGATACAGTTCCTGACTTAACAGTCAAGTTTTCAGTAGTTATCGTATCTGCACTTAATTTTTCTGTAAAAACAGAATCGCCAGTTACTGTACCACCAGACAAAGGAAGAAAATTACCAAAAAAACTTGGGAATATATATTTACCACTCATGAAACAAAACTTTAGTTATAACAAATTCACTCTAAAAATAGATGAATTAAGATATATATCTCTTCATATAAATATTATTAAAAAATGTTTATAAAAATTTTTTTCTCATATTTATAAACAAAACTAAAAGTAATACAAACAACAAAAAACGGAGAACTATGGCAGATATGTATAGACCAGTTCCGATTGAGCAGGAACCGAAAAGAAAGAATAGATTTGTTCTTGAATTCCCAACGGAATTAGGAATAGATTCTTTCATTGTTCAAACTTCAGGTAAACCTAAATTAGCTATTAACGCTACAGAAATTCCATATATGAACTCAAGCACTTGGGTTGCAGGTAGATCTGTGTGGCAAGCAATCGATATCTCATTTATCGATGTCATCGGGCCATCAGGTACACAAAAACTTATGGAATGGGTAAGACTTCATTTCGAAACAGCTACTGGACGTATGGGATACGCAGTTGGATACAAGAAAAACCTTGTACTTAAAGCTTTAGACCCAACTGGTATTGAAGTTGAAAAATGGACTCTTGTTGGATCTATGATCACAAACATCGACTTCGGTGGATTTGATCACAGTGATGATGCGTTAGCTGATATTACAATCAATGTTCAAATGGACAAGTGCTTATTAGCAGCTTAATTATTGTTTAAAATTTAAAAGGTTTTCCCATCTGAATTTATTCTTTTGGGAAAACCTTTTTTTATTATGGGAGAAATAAGATTATATAGACAAATTCATTGCTTTAGCTCCAATGGAAGCGGAAGCACTACTCAAGCACTTATAAGTGCAAACACTATAAGTGCTTCGACAAAAACTATTGCAGGAACAGGATCTGCTTTTGTAGAAAATTTTTTACAACCTATCCCAGAATCTTTAGGAATATACTATGTTAACTTAGACCCAACTTTATATGCAGCAGACATAACATATGAACTAAACTGGTTTGTTTCATATGTGCCTGGTGCCCCAGAAAAAAGATTGCCTACAAGATTTATGGTAAACCCAAATGTAATAGGAGAACAAATAGAAATTGAAATACTCAATAACAATATAGATATAGAAATTGGTTAACCCACATTAATATCATCTACAATTTGTATATTTATTCCCCCAATTTGCGGAACAGACATTTTTCCTCCACCTATGAAATTTAATTCAAATTCACCAAGGTAATTACCTGATTCATTTGTGTCTTCTGACGACCAATTATATTGCAATGTCCCACCAGAGTAACAAAAAACAAACGCTGTCTTTTGTGATATTTTATGATAATCGCAATCTGTATTCAACATTGAAAAAGTAACTGCCGTAACACCACTTAAATGAAATGGCTTTTTTTCATAAAGACAACCCCTATCTATTACGTTAACCATCAAAGATGGCAACGTATCATTTCTTTTTATTGTAACTTTCTTTTTATCTAAAGGCATAGCTTTACTTCTTTATTTATAAATATACAAACAAACATAAAAAACTATTCCTTTTTATATAAACATATGTTTTTAATAACTTCCAGAATTAATTACATCTCCTGACAAACAAAAATATTTTCATCAACAAACCCACTACCTAATTGTAGTATAGTTGCCGTAAATTTATTAGGGCAAAAAAAAAAGAGAGCTTTTTTAAGCTCTCTTTTTTATCTTTTATTAGGATCTGTTAAAAATCCTCGAAGTTAGCACCTGCAGGTAATACTTGGAATTCTAAATCAACATATTCAGCAGTCGGTGTAGGCTTCAATTGAATCTTACCAACTAATGTATTTCTATCCACAGTTTCATTGTTGTTACTGTCATCCATTACAACTTTAAATGCCGTAAGGCCTCTTCTGTTTTGAATGTTCAATAAGATCGGTTCAACTCTTGATAAGAATTGATCTCTAAGAGTTTGATCGTTTTGTTCGAATAACAATGTCAACGAAGCTGCTGCGATTAACCTTCTTACTTGTAGTAACAATCTTCTAACATTAATTCTATCAAGTGCAGATGCATCAACTTGTAAAGTTTTTTGTCCCCAAATTACAACACCTTCTTGTATGAATGTGGCAATTGGGTTAATTCTACCTTGATAAAGAGTATCTCTATGAGATTCTTTTAATTTAATATCAGCTCTCTTAATTGTAGTGTTAGCTTTACCTCTATTTATACCTGCTGGTGCATACCATGGGTTACTTACATTATCAGTAAACGCCATTGCTTCAACAGCCATAACAGTCGGTGATTGCCAAGTATACTTAGAGTTACTTACATCTTCCATTTGGATCCATGGCCAGTATGTACAAGCATAACTTGAATCAAGTCCAGTAGATTCTAAAATAGAAACAACTTCCTCAGGAGTACCTTTGTTAGTACCAACTGTAATTCTCGGTGCATCAATCACATAAAGTGAATCCGCTCTAGTTTCAACTAATTCCAATGCATATTTAACAATTGATAAGTTGTTCCTAAAATTAATACCTGGAGTTGCAAATAAATTAATATCTACTTCTTCTCTATTTTCGAAAGTATAAATAGCTTTCTTAAATTGAGATACGTTATCAACATATGCATCAGTGAACATTTCGTATGGATCAGCGAATGTTGCGTATTTATCAAATCCGTCAAATCCGCCAGCTGGTGCAAGTGTGAATTTAAGCAACCCTCTGTCGATAAGAGTCCCTGCTGCATTTGTATATCCTGTTAAAGAGTCTTTATCACCTGAATCAAACAAGTTAGAATCAGCTGTGTTCTCCATATGGAATCCTTTAGTAGTAGTTGTTCCAGTAGAAACACCACCATTGTAAGCAAATATGTCAGACTCAACAGTTTTTACCGCATTTCTGAAAGAAATTTGGTCAGAAGTTAAGCTTGTGTATGCTAATTCAGAAATACCCAAGTAAGTTCTGAAAGAAGAATCACCTGATAAATAAGTTGTTTTATAATAAACACCTGGAGCAGTAGTCCCAGACACACCATTGTCTCTTAAATCATATCCTCTGAATCCTGCAGGAACAGAACCATCTGGGTAAGACTCAGAAATATCAACTGTAATAAATCTTGATCTTCTTGGATAAGACTCATCTGTTGTACCAATAGCTTTACCGATAAAGTTTTGATCAGTTTCATCCATGCTCAAATTAGCAAATATTTCTACAGCAGTAGAATTTGCAGTAGCATCTGTGTCACTAAACCTTCTAACAACAAGGTCGAACTTGTGGTTTACAATATCAATGTTTTGAATTGAGAATTTCAATTCAGTGTTTGCAGAATCACCATCAGAAATAGTTTGAATTCTGAATAAATTTTTTACGTCAGAACCAACAACTCTTGATACAATCCAAGGAGTTACAGCGTTTGAATATTTATCGTTATAATCTGTATAAGATGCATCAGTTGCATAAACTAATTGTGGGTCAAGATCAGAAACTTCACCTCTAGCGAAAGCTTCTCTCAAATAATGAGGATAAATCTTCTCAACATAAAGATCTAAATCTCCAGTTACAATCTCTGGATTTTTAGTTAATTTTTTTACAATATAATCAACACTTGTTTCATCTAAAGAAACTGTTACCCCTGAATTTGTAACCGCTGTAAGTGGTCCTGTTGTTGCACTTAATACGAAAGAATCTAATGCTGTAGAAGCAGATGTTATACCACCAATAGTTACATCTGATTCTTGATTGAAATAGAAGTCACCAGAAACCTGATTTCTCTTAGATCTCAATACTGCTAAAGTTGCTCCTGACTGTGCAGAACCAGACCCTGCAACAACCAACCAAGCTCCAGAGTTTTGGAAACCAGTTTCACCTAATATTCTTGTAACACTAAGTTCGTTTGATTGACCTAAAAACGCTTGAGCCACATATGGTAATGCCATATCTGTGTCAGTACCACCAAATCTTAAGAGGTAATCGTCTGTTGATTCAATTTTTACAGTTTCAAATGCTGGTCCCTTTTGAGTTAAACCAACTAATCCTAGTCTTGTTAATCCTACTCTAGAAGCAAAGATAGTGAAATCTTGCTCTCTTGTGAACACACCAGGTGAAAGAAATTTACTTGCCATAGTTTAATAATTTTTACTTTTCCTCTTTTTTTGTTTTGTTTTTGTTTGATTTAGCTTTTTGAACTTTTTCTGACTCTTCAACGTCTCCATTCATAAAATCATCCGCTTTCTCAATAGCCTTCTCAACTTTTGACTTTTTAGCAACTTTCTTCTTAGAAGTAGTTTTCTTTGCAGTCGTTTTTTTTGTCTTTGATTCCTTTTTTTCTAAAGCAACATCATTTGATTTTACAACAGATAAATTCCCAATACTAAAAAGAAATTTATTAGCAACTTGCTTCATGTCAAATAAATAAGGTATTTCGATAACTTCCAAAGGATTAAACTTTTGGATCATCTTTCTACTTCCATCTTTTATTTGCAATACAACAAAGTTGTTTCTGTTATTCTTTATCTTCATTTCTTGCTTGTTTTCTAATAAATAGATAAATTTTTTGAAAACTAATCCTTTTTCTCACAAATGTTAATTGAAATTTTATTTATTGTTTGAACTTCCTCAAACTTACTTGGATCAACCAATTTTCCGTATACCTTTAATGGTACTGTTATTTGAAAAATTTGCTCTGAACTTATGTCTCCAAACGTACTAGTTTCACTAGGATTCTCCATCATAGAAGGAATGCTATATCCATTCACTCTCATGTAACCTTGTCTAGACGGAAACGCCTCAATGTTAAGCATTTCAATGAACTGGTTAACTTGTGTTTGATACCTTGTTTCGAATATCATTTCATAGTCAACATCTACGTAAACTGGCTGCGGAACTTTCCAAAGTGTATAACCCTTTAGCGTTCCATCAAAAACAGGCACTTTTACATATTTAAATTTATGAACTCCTGCAGATAAAGTCGATCTATTAAAAGCTGGAATGCTATATTTCAATGGTGATGTACCTTCGCTTACACCTGTTTTATAAATTGCAATAAATGGCCTTCCGATTTCTTCGCCATTTTCATTTTCCATGAATTGAAAGTTTTGCTTTCTTTCAGCCCAAAGTTCTTGAGTTGCCCAAATTACTGGAACTCTTCTATTCTCTTTTTTTTCATTGGTCATAGAAATTCCTTGACTTTTTATATAATTAAAAAGTCCCATGTCAATATCTTCCAAAAGTAGCTTTTGTGGCAAGTAGTTGTGGTTTTCGAAGCTTTTATCTAAACCATCTGATTGATTTTTTATAGTTCCCATAAGACTCTTTTTAAAATAAATATCTAAGTTTATTTGGAAAATGGGTTTTTTGTTTCTTATATTTGCCTTGGTTTTAGGTCCGCAATGTCTTTTCTTCTAGGGGTTGTAATTTTGACAACGGACTGTTTGGCACTGGAGGGAGAATGAATTACACTCTTTACTCGGTAATAAATTACCTATTTTCTTTTCTTTTTCCTCTTTTTAGAGGGCTTCAGTTTTTATTAACTGGGGTAAGGGGAGGGGGTTGATTTATTACCGTTTACCCTAAAAACAGAATATTATATAGTATAATATATAATAAGGGTTCTAAGATCATCCCTAAGAGTTAAAAATAAATAATGAAACATTTGATTCTTAAAAATTCGTTATAACCTCAGAATGATAAATTCTTAAAACAAAAAGTATATGAATAAATTGAAAAAAATATTAAATAGGAATAGAGTTTTAAAAACTTGTTTATTTAACAATCTTGTTTCTGATTTTTAATATGGATAATCAACAACCAAAAATATGGAAGACAACAATTCTTGTTTGGGTGTCTATTGTACCCCTAGTGTTCACTGTTCTTCCGTATTTGAGTGAGACACTAATATCACTCGGAGTTGGTTATGTACTCAAGGAGCTTATTGTGACAACTGCTCTAGTTTTATTAATGTCTTATGTTTGTCTGCCTATTTTAGGCAAAATATTCAAGAAATGGCTGGAAAGGTAATTTGTAAAAACTACATTTAAAACTGAAAAGGAGATCAACGCATCTGGTGTCAAAAAGGATTACAAAAAGTGTATGATGAGAGGCTACAAATGTGAGTATTGTGGAAAATTCCACCTTACAACCATGATAAAGGCAGGAACATGAGTTTAGAACCTATAAGAAGTACAGAAATGAAACCTTGATCAAACATAGGCTTAAGCAAGAATTGTAGTATTGGTCAGAAAATTTCAATTTAGATAGAACTTAATTACGACAAAACTCGTTACATTTATAAAAAAGATTTAATATGGCGAAATACAAATTTAGTTACATAATAGTAAGGGAAACACCTTATAATAGGGGGAAATCTGTTGCTGTTGTAGACGTTAGTCATTTCAACAAGAAAGGGAAGAATATGGAATGGGATCGCCTTGATTCCAAGTACCCGAAAAGTAAATTCACAAGTTGTCTTACTGACACTAATGAAGAAATGGTTACATTTGAAGAATTTGTATGAAATGTTTTTACTGTAAAAAAAAGATTGACGAAAGTAAGCCTCACAAAATAACGTCTCCTGATGGAGATGCTTTTCACAAAAGCTGTTACAAGAAGTTCAAGAAAGAACGTAAAAAGTTTTTTAAAGAAACTGTCAATAATGACAAAGAGTTTAAAGAGTGGTTAGGATTTTAGTTTATAAAAAATCTAAAGTAATATGGATGCACACAAAACAATAAGTGACTTAGGACTATCACTGAATAACGGTGAGTGCCTGGCGATAGTTAAGAAAGAGAGAGACATTCTTCTTAATCACATCGAGCAAATGAAAAAAGATGATGAAACCACTTTTTTTGCGATGAAAGAGAAGGTTAATAAAGCACAGGCATTTAGCACTTTAATTGAAAGGTTTGAAAAATATCTTGGACACGAAGATTAAGAAGCTCATTGAGTTTTTTAGAGGAACTTTCGTCTTAAATTATATTATGTCAATCTTCAATCACGATGCTCATAAAATCGTTAGTAAGAAAGGCGAAGAAGTTATACGAAGTGGAGAGTTTTGTAAATGCGGTGCATGTGGACATGTTGGTTACGCATACGGAATAGCACATTCAAAAGGTGTCTCACATCCATTTTGTCAAGGATGTGGAGTCAACTGTAAATTAGAAATTGTGAAAAAATGAAAGATTTTGGAGGAACGAAAGGGCCTTGGGAAGCCTGTTGTACAAGTGAGGGAAAGAAATCTCATTACGTTTTTGCTGGCTCTGGATATGCCACAGTTTGTGCAATGAATTCAAATGACCCTGATGATGAAACTGGAAATTATGAATCTATGTGTGAAACTGTTACTGTTCGAGAAAGACAGGCAAATGCAAAGCTTATTCAATCTGCTCCAGATATGCTAGAGGCTTTAACTGATCTTCTTAATACCTATGATGAAAAAGGGCAGTTACTAGACTTCAACGTAGATAAAGCAAGAAAAGCTGTAAAAAGAGCTTTAGGTGAGGAATAAACTGAGTAGTTTTCTCGTTAGAACTATTGAAACAATAATTAGATCATATGGATAACCTCAAAGTTAGTGACAAGATAGTAAACAGAATGCTAAGTGATAAAATGCACCGTGGATTCAAAACAATGATTAGAATTTATTGTAGTGACATGAGTCAAGTCGAAAGAAATAAGTTTGCCGATTTACTTGTGAAGCAAATGAATGGTGCCTATCGAGTTGCTATTCACGAGAGAAAACTGAAGACAAGATTTAAGTCTTTTATAAAAAGTATTAAAGGGAATGTTGGATCACAAAGGGAATTGTAAAAACCCAATACACAGAAAACGCAATTATTAGTTATGTTGTTGTTTTTAAAATATTCACAATTGCACTATTACCTTCTAAGTATATTCTATACAGAGTTTTATGGTATTTCGAAGAGAAAAGTTTATACAAAACAAGATGACCTAAGAGTCATCTTTTCTATTTATATTCCGTTAAATACGTCTCTATCAACTTCTTTTGCACGAACTCTTAAGAAAGCTCTTCTATCTCCTGCATAAGAGAATTGGTTAGCAATTTGTGCATAACCATCATCCCACACTTCATAGAACTGGCCTTTATATCCGATAAAGTCACCTTTCTTCATATCGATTACAGGATCATTTTCATCCATTTCCAGTATTCCAATTTCCTCTAAGTGAGAAAGATGTAAGCTGGCTGTAAGTTGACCCATACCTTGTTTGGTTATACCATTTTTGGTCCTCATTGTCGGATCATCAACCTCGACATTTATTCTTCCAAAAACTTCAACTGGATCTCTATATTCTTTTTGAATGGATTCCCCGTATAAAGCATGAGAAGAAGTCTTGTTCAAATCAACTCTATAAAGGATAAAACTCTCTTTTAAGATATTGATTGTCATCTCTTTACCTACTTGGTCAAAAAAAGAGGCTTCTAGGTCTCCGAAAAAAAGATCGATACCTTTGTTTTCTGATAAATTCTTTTCTGCTTCATCTGGTCTTTGAGACCCATATAAGTCTTTGTGGTTTGACATACGTGTTTAATTTATCCCCAGTATATTCCCAAAGGAATAGCCTGTAATGCTTTATTAATTGATTCGGACATTTCAGCCCTTTCTTCCAATAGTTTTTTAAGGTTTAGTTTTTCAAGATCGGTTCTAAGTTGTTCAAGATACCTTTCTTGATCGGCTCTACCTGTTGAAATTAAATCGCCACTATTCAATGTTAGTGATGCATCTGGTATTGGAAGTTCTCCGCTGAATTTCCCTCTAATACCGATACCCAATAATTCTTTCGCCAATGCTTGTGCATATTTTTTAATCCAAGATTTAGCCAAGTCATTTAGTTGACTCCAATTTAGATTGTAAAGAGGTGCATCTGCAGGACCTGATACAACACCGTTTCCTTGGTCGCCAGTTTGAGCCGTGTACCCACCTGATGTGTTTCCAGAATATTCTGGATTACCAAAATCACTAATCTTATCATAGTATTGATAAAAAACTGTCCCTGGTGTACCAGCACCACCGCCTATACCCATAGATCCACTAGAGCCTCCATTATTAGCATTTGGTATTGGATATAACCTTATGACCCTCTTATCTGCAGGCCCCTTGTGTATAGAAAACGAATATTCCGACCCTCTTACTTTATTTCTTAATTCAGCTGCCTGAGCAGTTAAAATTGTATCAAAAACAGGCATTACATGGTAAAGTGTTTGTCCAGCAAAACTGGCACCAAATTCTGAAAATGCAATATTTGAGTTTGCAAACGGGTCAAGCCCAAACATGTTAATATAAGAAGGCGTATACCACATCAATTCTTCAATCTCATGTTTATCCGAAATTTCATAATTTTGAGTTCCAGAAGTTAATGGTATTGAGGCTGTTTTCAATTCTCTTGTAGTGTTTACACCACCACCTATCATCTCTGATGCACTTTTAGCAAAAGACTTTTCGAAATATAATGAGTGTGTAACATATTTTAAGGTAAAATCAACAGTAGTTGGAAGACCTAGCATTTCTGCCATTTTGTTTTCCATTGCCCAAGTGTTAATTTGGTAAGAGTATTCTTCTATTGCCTCACAAATACATTCCTCTATTTGTTCGTCAACAAGTTCAACACCCATAACTGGTGCACCAAGTTTTCGTCTAATACGGTTAAACATCCTAGTTTTATCAACTGATGTTACACCTGTAAGACATCCATCTGTACAAAATGACATAATTAGTTAATTTATATTATAAATATCTTTGAGAGTCGTTTTTTGTCCTAAAACCTATAAATGTACCACTTGATACATCTACGCTTCTTGTAAGAACATCAACTTTATCGTTTGCTGTAAGTGCAAAATCTGCTTCACCTCCACCAACAGCTTTAATTGTAACACTTCCTGGTGCAATGCAATAAACTTGGTGTATTTCTGATGTGTTTCCAGACGTAGGAAACTCATTTAATCCAGATACAAGGTTTACAATTTCGTAATTTGCTTTAAAATTCATATCTTTTACTTATAAATAGTTCAAATATTTCTTTGTTTACATGTTTATTGTTAACTTTGATAAATAAACTTAATTATGGAACACAGAACAGAAGGTGAAAAAAATGGTGTAATTGAAACTTTTACAGGTGTTTTAATTGATCCTTTTGACCCAAAAGAAGGTCAAATAAAGATCGAAGATATTGCACATGCATTGTCTAATTTATGTAGATTTGCAGGACATTGCAACAATTTTTACTCGGTTGCAGAACACTCTGTTGCATGTTCTAAATTGGTACCAGAAGAACATGCACTATCTGCCTTGTTGCATGATGCAACTGAAGCTTACATGGTCGATATGCCTACACCAATTAAAAACAGGCTTCCTGTTTACATGGAGAAAGAGGATGCTTTAATGGAATTTATTTATAAGTTTTTCGATTTGGAGTTTCCTATGAGTCTTGAGGTAAAAAAAGCTGATAAACAGATGCTTATTACTGAATTCGAGAACTATAAAGGAGAGGACGGCAATGTTGCAACATTAACTCCAAAAGAAGCTGAGTCTGCGTTTTTAGATAGGTTTAATCAATTGACAGACCCTAAAAAAAGTGTTAAACAAAAAAAAGGAAGAAACTAAGTTTCTTCCTTTTATATGCCTTAACCGTTAATCCTAAGATTATACAGCGTAAGTTCTGATATTATCAACTACAATTACACCATAGAATCTGTTATTAACCATTTTCTTAGCGTATCTAGTCATGATACCTTTACGAGGTGTGAAGTCGTTTGGATCATAAATAGTTTGCGTTAATTGTAAAGGAATGTAAGGAGCGTAGATGTAACCAGCTTCTAAGAAAGTATTTCCTTTGTGACCGATTAATACGATCTCAGCAGGTAAATAAGGATCTTTGAAGATTGTGTATCTGTTTCCTAAATTTCCGATTTTCTCAACACCCAAGTTGTATTTTTCTTGCTCTGGAGATGCAGAACCAGCAACGTGGAAGTATTCTAAATCATCAAAAATCGCACCAGCTTCTGCAGAACAAACTACCCAGTTAGCTCCACCTCTCAATGTTGCTTTGTGAATTTGTGCAGATATTTCGTTGATTCTTGTGATTAAAGTTTGGTTCCAATCCTTTTGCGTTCCGAAGAAGTTAGCATTGTTTTGTAAACCGTTATAATCCCATCTAGCTCTGAATGGAGCTTCGTTAATCAAGTCGATGATGATTTCTCTGTCAACCTCAGCAGCAATGTGCTCAGAAAGAAGTGCAGTTAATTCTGCTTCAGCATCGATAGAGTGGTAAGCCTCTAAATCTTGAGCTAATTCTGGAGTCCAGTGAGCTCTTAATTTTCTAGTTACAGTAAATACAGTAACAGATGAGAATTGAATAGTCAATTCAGCCATTTCAGAACTCGCTTCAAGGTCATTAAATACCTCGTATAAAGGCTTAATTTCCAATGTTAAAGCAGCACCGAAGTTTGTTTCATCATTAACCATTGATGAGTTAAAGTTAGATCCTTCTACAGACGCAGGTCTAAGATCAAAAACAACTTTAGCCATTTGAGAATCAAATAAATCTAAAGAGTAATCTTGGATTCCGTGATAGAAAGGAAGCTCTTCACCAGCAGCAACTAATAAGATGTTTTCTGATCCTGAAGAATAATAAAGATCCGTAGAAGCAGTAAATCTTAAAGTAGAAGAAGACTGAGATTTAGAAACGTCATATCCAGCACCTAAATCCATAGTCAATGGAAGAAGTCCGTTTGCAGCATCAGCAGCAGTAGCTGTATTGTTAACAACACCAGCTAAGTTTGTTGTACCTTGTCCAAAAGAAAGGTCAAATCCTTTGTTGTTGTAGAATCTTTCGTATGCAGTAGTGTCTGCGAATTGAGGACCAGCTTGTCCGTTTGCATCATTTTTTGGAGATACTTTTTGTTGTCCAGCAAGTTCAGCAGCTCTTCCAATTTGGTTATCAAAAGTGTTGTCAGCTCCATTGAAAGAAACTTTCGCATCTAAATAGAATAACAATCCTGAAGGAAGTGCTAATGGTTGTACTGAAACTAATTCGTTAGCCAATAATCTAGAGAATACTCTTCTCACGATTGGGAACGCTACTGTGTCGAATCTACCAGCAGATGAATCTAAAGTAACCTCGTTCAACATGTTAGCAGCTTGGTTTTCAAGCAACTGAGCAATGTTGGACTTTTTCATACCTTTCAATCCTTCTAACAATCCTGAGTTATCCCAGTTAGAAACGATAGCTTTTCTTTGTTCGGCAAGAGTTTTGATGTTAGTCAAACCTACGTTACCTGAGTTTAAAATTCCGCTCATTTTTTTTAAGTTTAAAGTTTTGTTTAATTTAAATAGTCTAAGTTTTTCAAAAACTGATTAATTCGTTCTTTTTTTTATGAATTAATCTTCGTTTTTTATAATACCAGCTAATCTTTGTTGTCTTAAAGTGGATTCTTTAAGAACTTTTGCTTGAGCACTTTCGTAAAGTGGCTTAGCAGTTTCTTTAGATTTACCAACATTAATGTTCTTAGATTTGATTTTGCTAACTGTAGATTCTTTTAAAGAGATCTTATGTTCCTTGATAATTCTATGGTACACTTCTGTTGCCTCTTTTACTGTTGTAGCAGCATCAAACTCTTCGCTGATTGCATGCTTCTCATCAGTAGTAAGACCACCATTTAAAAAGACCTTGTTAGCTAATGCTAATTTCGCATTGAAATTTTGCATCTCATCAAGTTGATCTCTAAGCATGATAAATGCTTCTTGAAATTCACTGATGTCTTTCTTTAAACCTTTGTTTTCCTTAATAAGCTCATCCGCATCGGACTCATTTTGAGCTGTGTTTTCTTTTAGTTTATGACTTACTTCTCTTGGTAATTTACCAGCAGATCTTCCGTCATTTTTTGCAAGGTGTCCAACTCCCATTTGTTCTTCAACTGAGTCTTCTTCCTCTAATTCTTCTGTTTCACCAACAATTTCTCCTTCGTCAACCAAGTCCCCTTCAGAGAAAGTTTCTTCGAATTCAGAAAGTTCAAATTCTTGGATAGCTTCTGGCTCCTCTTCAACAGCTGGCTCTTCCATTGCAGGCTCCTCTAATGCAGGCTCCTCAGCAGTAGTGTCATCAATCACTTCAACTTCACCTTCTTCTCCTTCTGGAGATCCACCTTCCAATTTGTCTAATACTTTTTGCATCATGTCAACTAATGGAGATAAATCTAAAGTAACATTTGCTTCTGGAGTTTCAACAGCTGGCTCTTCCATTGCAGGTTCCTCTAATGCAGGTTCCTCAATAGCAGGTTCTTCAGCAGCAGCAGCAGGCTCTTCTAATTCAATTTCTTCTTCTTCGAACTGAACAACTTCAAATAAAGTTTCTTCTTCAGTTTCTTCCTCATCTTCTTCTTCAGATGCTTCGTCTTCCGTTTCTTCTTCAGCTTCAATTTCATCTTCAGTTTCTCCTTCGTCAGAAAAATCTTCAACAGGTTCTTCTTCAGTTTCTTCTTCAGTTTCGAATGATGGCTCTTCATCTCCAACAATTGCATCCATTACGCCAGCAACTGGAGTGTCTATAAATTCGCTGTCCATTTCTGATCCTTCAGCATTGTCAACAGAAACTGTTGTTCCGTCTTTCTCTACTGTAACACCAGTGTCAGTAACTTCAATAGAAGCATCTTCAGTTTCAATGTTTACAGATTCGTTAATTTTCTTATCTAGCATCTCTTCTATTTTAGGTTGAATTTTTTCTTCCAATTGTTTCACAGCTTCCTCTTTAGCGTATTGTTTGATCGCCTTAATATCAGCAACTGCTTCTTTTATGATTGACTTTTTATTTGACATTGTTTTCGATGTTTTTCAATAAATATTATTAAAAAAAGGAAATTCCTTTTTTGTAAGTTAAAATCCTTAATTTTTTTACAAATTACCCCAGTAACCATCGTTTAACTGAGAATACAACTCTTTGTATTTGTCTAAGTTTTCTTTAATTGCTTTCTCAACATTTGTTTCTGCAACTAAATCAACTTGTCCGTTGTCTAGTTTAACCATTCCACGCATACCAATTTCTCTACCTTCTTTGAACATATATGCTCCAGGTGTAGATGGTGATGACACAAAGTCAAACCCTATTAATTCGAAATCTTCTTGTACTACATCATTACCATTTATTGATTTAACTGAACCAACACCTCTTGAAGAAATTCCTAAAACCCCTCCACCTTTAAGGATAGCTTTTAACTTTGCTCCAGATGGGTGTTCATCAAAAATTACAACCTTACCGTAAAGAGTGGTTCCTTCCCACCACATATCAACAACCATGTGCGAAACGTTAACTAAAGAAATAACTGCAGAATCTGGATGATCTAATTCACCATAAGCAGTTCTTTGATCTACTTGCTCCATGTAGTTTGTTGCTTCTCTTTTAAGGATATCAAAAGGGTACACTCTACCGTTTCTGTTTAGTGTATCTGCTTTTTGTAAAATACCCGAAAGAGTAATAAGTCCACCTTTCTTCTCAGCTTCAAGAATCATCTTTCTGTCTGCAGAGAATTCGTGGAATTCCGATATGATATACTTCTGATTGTTGTTTGACATTGCTTTATTGTTTTACTAATAAATATTGGGTTTTTTCTAAAAACACTCTAAATGAAAAAACCTACCACATATTACCTGGTAGGTTTTAATTTTAGATATTGTTTTATATATGACTTTAGGTATTCAGAAATATCTTTTTTCGTATTTTTAAATGACATTAATATCTCATTGCTTGTCATTATTGAAGGGAATTTCTTTTCTACATCTTTCTCATATGAATCAATGAATCTTTCACCGTCAACCCTAACTGGCTCATAATTATTAAGTTGAACTATGATATCATTTCCATCGTTTGACAAGTCGTAACTGTCTACGGTTAATCCACTATTGTCAGTTCCTAAAAAACTCTCTTTAATCACCCCCCTCTTCTTCAGTCGTTTGTTTTTCTCAAGTCCAAATTCCTCCTGAACTATTTTAGCAAGTTCCTTTTTTGTAATCTTCATGTTCTAGGTTTAATAATAAATAGAACATTATTTGAAAAATGTTATTTCTTTTTAGAAATCGAAAACTCGTACTCACCATTTAACACATTTGAGCTACACATCTTCTCTGCGATCATAAGTGCCTCGGAATATAACTCTGTGTTTTTCTTTTTACTAAGAGGGTAGGAAATGCTATCTTTAACTTTATTGTTTATGGTATGCAAATACAACTCTATTGAAACGAAGTTTTTCTTATCATTGTAATTGATATTGTCAGGTATGTTGATGATAAAGAGATTTTCATCATGATTTGGGAAATAAAAATTATCCACCAATTTGTCATGCAATATCTCTGTATAGATCGATTTTAAATCTCTCCTTAACTTTTTTCTTAGGTAATTGTTATCTGTTAATTCTGATGTGTTTTTTATCCAGAAAGAAATCTCTATGTAAATTGTCTCTGGCCTATTTCTTTTTTCTGCAGCCCCGATCTTTACATTAAGATTCACATCTTTCAAAAAATTATCATCCATCTTGATTTCTCTTGCTGTTCTAATTTTATTCTCCATGCAACTTTTTTACTTAATAACAAAATAATGTAAGTAAAAAAAATGACAAAAAAAAGAAAGATCCTTTTGTTGAATCTTTCTTTTGTGTTATATTACAATTTTTTTGTTATTTGATAGATAGGCTTTCTAAGCTCTCTTTTAACTGCATACAAGAAATAATTGAATCGTTGATTGTTGTAAGTTTCTCTGTATCAATTGTAGATAATTTACTTTTAAATGATTCTAACAATTCTTTACCGTCTTCTTCACCTTCCTTAATTAATTTTTCGATTAATTCAGTATTCTCATTTTTCAAGTCTTTTAAGTAATTTATTTTCTTATCAGACGGAGAAAGAAGGATTTTGATCATGTTGTTTTCAGACTCGGATAAATGAGAGTATCTTTTGTTGAAATTGCTAACTGCTAATTTGGTAGCATACTCCCAAGTGTTATCAACAGATGGATAATCACTTTCCTCGATAGTTTCCCTTTCTTTCTTCTCAGACATCAAGTTATTAACAACAAACTCATATGCATTTTGTTCTTCCTCAAGGTTCTTGAATGAAGAACCTTTACACTTCGCCTCGATTAAAGTTTGAATTGAATTATATAGTTCGTTTTTATCTGTTGTAGATGAAACATCAGAATTATCAAGAAACTCTAATCTCAACTTCTTGTTCTCTTCAATTACACTTTCCCATGAAACATCGTTAAACAACTCTAGTGTTTGATTAATAAATCTTTCAGCCAACCTTTCTTTTTTGAAATTCTTATCCGTGTTCAATGACTTGAAAGCTAAATATTGTTTCATTAACAATGAGTTTTCTTTTAACTCTTTTGCGAATTCGTCAACTCCATTTCTTTCTCCTGTCAAAAAGTTTCTTGATGACAATCTCATTATCGACTCTTTTAAAGCACCAAAATTTAAACTTGTATCTTTCATGTTAATTTTTATTCATAAATATCTCATAAAAAGAAAAAAGCTGTTACTAAATAGTAACAGCTTTTTTCTTTTCTTTAACAATTTGCTTATAGAAAGCAACCCTGTCTTTGGTTACATTTTCTAAACTATATTTGTCTACAACAAACTCGTGTAAGTTATTGGCAAGATCGTCCCTATAATCTTTATCAAGAATCACTTTTCTCATAGCTTTATACCACTCTTTATCGTTTTTGTTTGTCGGGATAAGAATACCATTCTTTCCGTCCTCAATGAGTTTACTATAAATACCGAAGTCTTGAGCAATCAAGGTTTTCTTTTTCATACCAGACTCAATGATCTTCAATTCAGATTTAACTTTATTGAAAACATTCTCGTTTTTGATAACCTGCCCTTTTGGTGTTATAATCTCATCGATGTGATTTAGAGGTGCCAAGCAAACATCACAATAATCGTAGTGTTTAGCATATTGAGTCAATGGTAGCGTCCATCTTCTCATGTATTTTTTCTCCAATACATTGTGATCTTCTTTTTTCTCAATTTTTCTTAGCCATTTAACATAGTCTGGATCGTCTAACAAGCCTGAATATGAGTTATCTGCACTTGGGGTTAATCCACCAGTGAAGATATGCTCAAATTTATTCCAAACAGTTTCATGAGGAAGAATAGGTCTGGTTTTTTGTCTACCTAATTTATCAATCTCTGTAATTGTTCCTCTTGTGTCAAATCCACAAAGAATCATTTGGAATTTATCAGACAACTCTTTGTTGTTATATAACTTACCCATTGAGTTGTTCATTAACATCAAATCATCAAGATGAGATGAACCACCTATCCAAGCGATACGGCATCTTTCGTCCCCTTCTAATCTCGTCTCATTGTGTCTCCACATTTTTGCATTAGGATCAACAGCGTTAGGTATTACTTGGACATTATGGTTTAACTTTTTGATTTCATCAGCAAAAACAGATGTCGTTGTTGTGACATAATCTACTTTTGGTATTGTTGTTGAAATCTTCTGTGCTAAACCTTCTTGTTTAATTATTTGATAAAGAGGGTGTGCATAGAATGGCTCCCAATAGTCATCAATATCCATGATTACTGAAATTCCAAGACCTTTTAAACCCCTGAAGGTTTCGTCTTCTTTTTCTTTTGGACCCAAGTGTCTATGGAAATGAACAATGTCGAATCTCTTAAAATATTCTAAGTTATCAACATTTGGGTTTGGGTTTACTTCTACTTCAAAATCTTCACTATGAAATTTTTGGATTGCTTGTGCAGGCCAAATAGAGCGGAAATGACCAACTCCCTGTCCGTCACTCGGACACATAAGAACTCTTATTTTTTTATTTTCACTCATATCTCTTTAAGTATTTTCTTTATTTGTTCTTCCTTATTATTTTTGTAATCTTGTTCCCAAATTGTGATTACTTTGTATCCATTGTCTTCTGCCAATTTCTTTTTATCTGCATCTTTTTTCCAAAGCTCATGTGCATACATGTTCTTTTTTTGATTAAAGTAATCTTTATCATACTTCTCTGGGTTGCAATGCCAGTAATCACCATTGTATTCTATAAGAATATTAGAATCTAATAAAAGTAAATCATATTTTAAAGTGCCAATGGAAAATTGTTGATTTATTTTTAACCCTTTATCTTCAAGTTCTTTTTTTAACTCAGTTTCTGCTTTAGAGATTAGAGTACATTTCAACTTTCCATTTTTGATATTTTTGATCATTGTTTTTCTTTGTATCTCTTTTTGAAAATCTAGATCACCACTGGCATATTTTACTTTGAGTATATCAGATACTTTTTTTCTGTGAACTGGATTGCTCATTGAGTTGTCTTTTCCACAAGCCTTACCAGATCTATTTCTAGAAACTTGTTCTTTACTTTTTTGTGTATGTTGTTTTCCATGAAAAGGATTGCTTTCTCCAGTTTTTGAACAACTTAAACAAAAAGCGTTTCTTAACTCTAATCTTTTAATGTTTCTTAATAGATATGACTCATTTTGAGCTTTATGTTTAATTTTATTATTACATTTTGGACACAATCTTACACCAAAGTGTTCTTCTCCATTTTTATGATAATTGTATTTTTTTAGTTCTTTTAATGTTTGTTCTTTCGTTTTTCTTAAAGTTGATTTTAATTCTAGTTTTTTAGTGCATGTTCTTATTTGCTTTGAGGACTTGCCTAGTGATTCTGCACAAAACTTATTTCCTTTAGTTGGATAATGTTCTTTTAAAAAATCTATTTCTTTTTGTGACCAATTTCTCATGTAGTTATTTTTTTGGTTATAAATAGTCAAAAAATTACCATTGTCCAAGTTCACAATGATCTTATGGTACATAATTAGAAATAAAAAAACCCTCTATGTAAAAAAGAGGGTTAATGTTTATGGGATTTTTTCGATGTTAACTATTATGTTTTTATTTTTTACAGCAAATACAAATTCATCTACATATCCAGCATCTTCACCGTATATGGCATCAGAGTTTTTTAGTTCATCTAAAAATTTGTTTTTCAATTCTTCTCCAAGTGCTGAAGAAAATAATTTTAATTCTTCATTATAGTTGGAATCAATAGCCATTGATCCAATTACAAACAACCCTTGATGTCTGTTAAATCTATTACCATTTTTACCCGTTTTTTGAGTATACAATTCGTTGTATTTTTGTAGGTTAAGTATTTTTGCGTTATTTGTATCCAATGTTATTTTATAACAATTTTCTCCAAATGGTTTAGAGTAATCTAGATTTGTAGATAAAAACTCAATTTTGTCGTGTTTCTTATTATATTCACCATCAATGCATCTGTATGCCGTTGTTAGATTTTCGTTTAATATATTTTTAAAATTCTTGACCTTGTCAATCATTTCTCTTATCTCTTTGCTCATTTTTTTTATATATAAATATTTAAGAATTAGTAAAGTGCATAAAACAAAAAAGGCCTTTTATTTCTAAAAGACCCCTTGTTCCAACTGTAGGTTATTTTAAACGTTTTTCTTCAGCTCGTCAATGCTGTTTTCCTTGTAAATCTTACCTAATTCCAAGTTTAAATAAGAATTGTCATAATCCTGATCAACTGAAAGGAATTTCCTTTTAAAAGACTGTGCCTCTAATTGAGCAGTTTTGTAAGGCATGGCCAATACAAATTCTCCTGGAGCAATTGCAACTGCAACAGTTTTCGTGTTTTCAACTCTCACTGTTGTTTTGATAGGACCATCAATTTTTTCTGTATTTGTTATTTTCCAAATTTTACTCATAATAGTTTTTTTGTTAAACATAGTCCTAACAACACTTAAATTAAAGTGTTTTAGGAATTTTAGTGTGACACTTTTTGTCAGACATGATTTGAGCTGGCAAGTAATACTCAACACCTTCAAACATCCAGGTTTGCACTTGATCGTTTTTAGATAAAAGTTTTGCTTCACCACTTCCATTTTTAATCGATTCTTTCAAGGTCTTTGGTGTGTCAACCTTCATATAGTCATTGTCATTCATAACAATGTCTTTATATTTTATATCAGACTCTTGTATTGCAGTAGGAAGAACAGGAACTTCTTCTGTGTTCTCTACGTCATCTTGTACTGTGTTATAAGCGTCTGGGTCTCCAGTTAAAGGAGCAATCTCTTCAGGCTCAACAGTACCTGTTGTATGTGCTGGAGCTTCTTCCGCAGGCAATTGAGCAAAGTGCTGTTTCAAAATATCTTCGATGTAACTTTTCACCTGACCTTCAACGTCTACTGCATTTGTCACAGCAGCTTCTACGCTCTTATCTTCAGGAGAAATTTCTTGCGGAGTTGATTCTGATGCATAAGGGTTATCTTGGAAAGATGGTGCAGTAGTTAAATCCTCAGGGTTTTCAAATCTCTTTTCAGTGAAATGACTTGTACCGTTTTTGTAGTCAAACTCCACGTTACCAATTTTTTCGAATTTTGCAATATAAATCTCACCAGTTTTCTTACCTTCTTCTTTCCATGCGTCATGAATAGACTTTTTTGTGTCAGGATCACTAAATAATCTGAAAGGCTTGTTCGATAACTGTTCTCCACCTAATGCAACTTCATTCATATCAAAAACAATGAACTTTGCAGGTTCAATCTTGTCCATGAAGTTAGGTAGTTCTGGCTCGTATTCACTCGGTGTAACAACTGGTTTATCTTCCGCTGTTGGTAAATCTGCCACAGGGTTTTCTGACGGAGCAATTTCTACACCTGTCTCTTGCTCTGGCAAAACTTCTTCCTCAAGAACTTTATCATTTTCACCGATTCTACTAGAAACTTTTTCTTGCATTTTACTTAGAGTATCTTCATTGAACACACCGCTCATATCTAATTCTCTTATTTCTTTCGCAATCAATGTTGAAATTTCTTCTTTTGTTATATTTTTCATTTGAAAATAGTTTGGTACACTTTTCTTATAAATATTGATTTTTTTGTGTTTTTTAAATAACATGTATTAATTAACTATAATTAACAAACATATGCCTTCAAGAAGCGGAAAAAGAGGATCAAAAAAGTTTAGTAAAGATGAACAGTATGAAATTGATTCGTACGACTCATCAAAAGAGTTGACAGCTCATTCTTTACAACAACTAGGCGATATTGAATTTAGGGCCAACTCTGGTCTTAGATCAACAAGTCAAAAAAAATTGGCTAAAAAAATAATGGACAACAAAGTTGTTTTTATAAAAGGTCCTGCAGGTTGTGGCAAAACTTATTGTGCATTAAAATGTGCATTAGAGGTTTTAAGAGATAAAAAAGAGCCCAACAATGAAACAAACAGGTTATTTTTATCTAAACCAATTGCAGAAGCAGGAGACGAAGAATTAGGTTTTTTACCTGGAGATAAAGATCAAAAAACTTCACCTTACTATGCTTCATTTTATTCAAATATGGAAAAGCTTGTTGGTAGAGCAACAACAAAAATGCTTAAAACAAGCTTTATAGAGGAAAAAATAATTGCATATGAAAGAGGTGCTACTTTTGATAACTGTGTTGCCATCTTAGATGAAGCTCAGAATCTAACAGTAAACGGCTTAAAGTTGTTTATATCAAGACTTGGTGAAAACGCAAAGATGATAATTATGGGAGATGTTGAGCAGGTTGACATTAAGTTAAAAAATGGTGCCAAATCTGGATTGGATGATGCTTTTACTAGATTTGAAGGTATCAAGGAAATTGATTTTCACGAGTTCTCGGAAGATGACATCGTTCGTTCAGAGATTCTTAAGTCAATCATGAAACGTTATAAATAAAATGAAGTTACCTAGATCACCTAGATTATTAGTCGAGATACATATTTTAGAATGGCATTTAATACCATTCATGCATGCGGATAACAGTGGATTTACATTCCTGTGTTTCGATGTAATGTGGTACTAAAACATGATTTCAAAAAAAAGCCCTATTTATAATTAAAGTATTTAACTTAAATATTATGAACAACCCAAACAGAAAAGGTAGCGGATTAATCAATCCAAATCAGAGACCAGTAGCTAGACCTCAAGTTAAGCAAATCGATATTAAACAAGATGGGCTTATGGAAAGAGAGGAAAGTCAAGTATTGACAAAAGACGGTAGAGAGCTTCTTAAAGAGAGGAAGTAATCTGAGACTACATTAAAACAAAAAGGCATCAATTTTAAAATTGATGCCTTTTTTGTGATCTAAAAATATGATTATTCTCTATCCCATCTTTTACTTTGTCCAGAAAGAACTTTCATTCTTTTTAACATAGATTCAGACATGATACTTTTTCTTCTTTTGTCAATTACAGACTCGTAAAAAGTTTCTTCGAATTCTCCTTCTTCCTCATTTTCATTAACTTCTTCGTTAACCTCTCCTTCACCTAATCCAGAGTAATCAGCAGGGTTGATTTCGTTATCATCTTTTTCTCCGTCCATTTCAGAAATTGTTTCAGAGATTTCTTCGGCCATTTCAGGCTCCATCATTTCTTCAAGATCCTCTTTGATTTGTGCATCTAAATCCACCTCTTCTTCCATTTCATTTTCTCCCATCATCCAAGTTGGAAGTTCAGCTTTAACTGACTCTTCATCACTAACCCCTGTTTCTGGAACAGAAATTGGATCAGCCATGTCTGGAATTGGATCTTTGTATTCTTCAGCATCGAATTCTGGACCGTCACCTAAACCTTCGAAGTCAGTGTCAAATCTTTTCATTCTTGAATCTTCAGTTTCATTTGCCATTCTAGGCTCTTCAACAAAAGCATCGTCAGCCATGTCTGGGATTATCTCATCACCAGTGAACTGATTACCTTCCATTGTTGCATCATTAAAATCATGCTCCATTTCTGCAACATTTTCTCTACCGAATGAAGACTCTTCTCCACCAATAAATCTTTTTTCGATTACAGCTTTAACGTTTGGTGAACTAAACACTTTAACAGTGTCTTCGTCTCCCACAGGGAAAAACTCATCACCTTTCATTTCACCAACCTTAGTACCAGCCAAAGTAACATCGTTGCCATCGAATTGAACCATCATCTCAACACCTTCTTCAATAGTGTCTTCAAGAATGTGAGATCCTTTCTTTTCAAATTCAGGTTCTTTTTGACCTTGGTGATAATCTTTATCACTTTGCATTTCTTTTCCAGCAACAACTTCAGAAAGAGTTTTAAGCTCAGACTCTAATTTTGCTTTCTCAGAAATTAATGCTTGTTTTTTAGAATATTTTTCAAGTTCTTCGTTAACCAACTTTGTAATATCCTCTAGTGTAAACTTTGCCATTTCGAGTTATTTATTGTTGTTATTATTTACCAGCTTTAAGACTAGCGATTTCTTTTTGTAATTCTTTGATTACGTCTACCATGTTTTCGTTGATAGCAGCATCTTCAGCAGCTTTAGCTTCTGCAGCAATAGCAGCTTCATTTGCAGCTTGAATTTCAGCACCAAGAGAGGTAAGGCTAGAAATTGGCCCAATGTCTTGAACAAATCCAGTTTTAGATACATTTGAAGTATCTCCTGCAGTATCGAATCCGAAAGATGCAGCAAATCCTTGATGACCTTCTTGTAAAGTTTTTAACTCCTCATTAAGAGCAATTGCTTTTTTCCAGATCTCTTTCTTAGCTGTTTTGAATTTAGCAGTTTCTTCGATCATTTTGATAACCGCTCCTTCTGTGATAGTTTTCTTATTAGTTGCCATAATTTTATGTCAGATTTAATGATTTTCTAATAAATAGAATGAAAAATTTAAAAAGACATGACTGCACTTGAATGTAATATGAAAATTTCATAACTTATTCTAAAACCTGAAACAAAAATGAACAACAGTTTTAAAATAATAGTACCATTCTATAATGCAAGTGAATTCATTGAGGGTTGTGTCAATAGTATTATGACACAAAAATATGATAACTTTAAAGTTATTTTTATTGATGACGCATCAACAGATGACTCTTGGGATAAATTACCACATGGTGATGAAAGGGTGATATGCATAAAGAACAGGGTTAATCTTACTGCACTTGAAAATATTCACAATGCTACAATGGATCACTGTGAACCTGACGATATTGTTGTTCTTGTAGACGGTGACGATAAGCTACAAAGCAAAAAAGTCCTATCATATATCAATGATTTTTATAACGAAAACGATTGTTGGATAATGTATGGACAATCTACTTGGACGAACTCTGACAAAAACCCTAATGGAACCAGGGGGGTTGCTTCTGCTTACAGTCCAGAGGAATTTAATAGACTTAGAGAGACAGGATTTAGAGTGTCTCATATCAGAACTTACATTGCAGGTCTTTACCAAAACATTCAAGATCAAGATCCTGGTTTTTCTTGCATGAAAGATAATGATGGAAAGTTTTATAGATGCACTTATGATGTTGCTATAATGTATCCTATTATGGAAATGGCAGGTTTTGATAAAGTTAAGTATAACGACAAGTCTTTATACATATACAATAGAGAAAACCCTATCAGCGATGACAGAGTTAGGCAAAAAATGCAGTGGGATATTCATGCAGAAATATTACAAAAGAAAGCATTTAATAAAATTGACAAGATAAATGAATAAATTTGTAATTGTCATACCGTTCTATAATGCTGAGAAATACATAGAAAAATGTTTAATGTCAGCTTTTACTCAAAGGTATAGTGATTATAAAGTTGTTATTGTAAATGACGCATCTACCGATAATAGCGATAAGGTAATAAGCGACTTAATACAAACTTTTACAATTACCTGTGAGTATGAATACATTGTAAACGAAAATAGAATGGGAGCAATGTATAATCAGCAATGGGCTGTTTTTAATCACTGCGATCCAGATGATATTGTAGTACAATTAGACGGAGATGACTGGTTAGTAAACAAAAAAGTTTTAACTTTTATTGATAGTTTTTATGAAGACAATGATTGCTGGATGATGTATGGTCAGGCTAAGTATTTGTCAGGAAGAGAAGGTAACGCTAAAGAGTATGAATCTGAGTTAGAGTTTAACAAAAAAAGAAACCCTGGAGCAAGATTTTATGTTTCTCACATAAGAACATTTAAAGCTTTCACTTTTCATGAGATATTAAACCAAGACCCAGATCTTTCTTGTTTTAAAGAAGAAGATGGAACCTGGTATTCTATGACTTGTGATGTAGCTATGATGTACCCTATAATGGAAATATGTGGATACGACAAAATTAAGTATAACGAAAAAGTTCTTTATATCTACAACGATTCAAATCCAATACAAGATTTTAGATTGGATTTAAGACACCAAGAAAGGATACATAGAGATATACTTCAAAAAAAACCTTTTAAACAACTTGACAGATGAAAGACATTATAGAAAACTTAGAGTTAAACAGATTCTCTTATAATGATATTAGGAAAAACTCAATTGTATCACTTATTAATAAAAATGAGGAATATGATGTGAATGTTATAATTGGTTTTAGAGGTAGGCCTGAATTTATAAAGCCAGTAGCAGACTCTTTCAATAAAGCTATTGATTATTACAAAAACGTTAGGCCAGAAATAAAAATATGCTTAACATTTGTGGAGCATGATATAGAGTCAAAAAACCAAGATAAAATAGATTGCAATTACATTTGGACACCTGGAAACGTTTCCGATCAATATAGCAGAAGTTTTGCATATAACTTCGGAGTTAAATACTCAAACAAATCAAAATATTACCTTCTTCATGATTTAGATATTTTGGTAAAAGAAAATTTTTTTGAAGAAGTTTTTGAAAATCTTGGAGAATCTAAGTGCATGCAAACATATGGAGGCAGAAGAGTTTTGTATATGTCAGATAACTTAACTAAAAAAGTTATAAACAAAGAAGTTAGCATAGACTCGTTTAGCGAAAAAACAGAAGAAGTTAGCTTGCCTATGTATAACGGAGTTCCAGCCTTAGGTTCTAAGGGTGGTTCTATTTTTGTAGAGAGAGAATTTTACTATAGCATAGGTGGGTTTGATCCAGAGTTATTTTGGGGATATGCTGCTGAAGATCAGATTTTCTGGGATAAGTGCTTAACAAAACTAGGTGAAGTTACATATGCTGATAGTCCTTTAATTGATATGTTTCATATGTGGCATCCTCCTTCAGTTGGAACAAATCCTTTGTTAATGGAAATGGAGAGCTACATGCTTCAATTTAGAAACTTTGGAAAAAAAGGAAGAAAGCAATACATCGAAATTCAAAAACAAGGAATTAATGAATAATACATTTATTTTTACGGAAGCATACAATTGCGGTTTAATACTAAAAAAGTGCCTTGAAACTTTTTTCAAATACCATCCAGACACTAAAATTCATGTTTTTGGAACTGTTAAAGATTTTGAAGATTTAGGAGATTTTGAAAATGCAGTATACATAGATTCAAGTGAAGACTTAGAACTTAAAGCATGCTTTGAACGTGGACACTTAGGTACTGCTCACATTTTTTCAAAAGTAATATTAGAACACTCTAAAGGTTTTGATTATGTTTTACATTTTGATAGCGATGTGATATTTAAAAAAGAATCCTTGTCACTTATCGATAGCAAGATAAAAGAGGGATATGATTTAATAGGGCCAAGGAGATGTTATAAGCACAACTTAAACAATAGAAGTGACCTTGGTGATTTGGAAGACGTTTCCCAAACTTACTTTTATGCTTTTAATAAAAACAAAATTAGCAAATATGATTTACCTACTCTTAGGAGTATGATTGTAGGGTTTTATAACCCTCTTAAACATCCTATATTGGATTTCTTTGACCCTGTTTCTTTTGATATTCTAAAAAACGGAGGTAAGCCTTTCTTTCTGGATTTTCAAAAAGTAGGAGCACAAGATTCTAATGGAAACAGAATTAATTCCTATGGAGATATATGTAAAGACTTGGATTTTGGAGATAACCTATCTCACTTTGCAGGCATAGGGTCTGGTATGAAGTTTCATATAAAAGGTCCTGGTCAAACTCCAAGGGGTTATGTAGAATGGGCTTTAAAGAGATATTCTTTATATTGCAAACTTTTCTACGGAACTGATCATGGGTTAGATTATGACAATAGTCAATATGAATTATTGAAAACTTATTTTAATGAAACAAATACTTAACAGTAACACCGATTCAAGTTGGCCTTCTTTGGAAATAAATTTTTATAAAAAGGTAGAGCTTTTTATTGACAGCTTCTCTGGATTAAATCCTGAATCTAATTCTTTTAAAATTATGTGGTTAAAAGAGGCCGAAGAGATAATCCACTTTAAAAAACATGTTATTGAAAATAAAGAAGTTTTTGATGCTATAATAACTTATGATCAAGAGGTTTTAGATAACTGTGATAATTCATACTTTTTAGCTTTTGGCACCGCTTGGGTTTTTGATTATGATTTAACAAAAGATAAAACTTATCAAGTGTCAAACATAACTGGGCACAAAGAGGTTACGGAAGGTCATAGGCTTAGAAAAAAAGTTCACTACAAGCAGAATAAGATTAAAATTCCAAAAGACTTTTATATAAGTAAATTTGGCGGTGTAGAAAATGCTTTTGACAATAAAGTGTTAAGTGAAACAAAGACTCCAGTTTTTGATTCTCAATTTCATATCTGTATAGAAAACTCTAGGCAGAGAAATTACTTTACAGAGAAACTAATAGACTGCTTTATTACAAAAACGATACCTATATACTATGGTTGTGAAAACATTGGAGATTTCTTTGAAACAGACGGTATGTTGCTAGTAAACAATCATAAAGACATACTAGAAGCTTGTAATAGCATTACCCCTGAGTTCTATTCGTCTAAAAAGGAAATGGTTGATAGAAATTTTGAATTGGCTCAGAAATACATTACATTAAACGACAGATTAAGTTACGTAGTGAATAAAATACTTAAAAATGGAAATATCTAAAAAAGAACGATTTTTTGCAAATTACATAAAAAATCAAATAAAAGAAGAAAGCTATACTTTCTTTGATATAGGTGCTAATAAAGGTTTTTATACAGATTTTCTAATTGAACATTTTGGCTCTGATCACAAAGTTTATCTATTTGAAGCTTCTGATCGATTTACAGGATTATTGAAAGATAAATTTAACAGTTCTGAAAGTTTATCTGTTATAAACAAAGCTGTTTCTGATGAGGTCGGAACTGTTAGTTTTTTTGAACTAGAAGATTCTAACAATGACGTAGAAGGGATGAGCAGTTTAAATAAACGTGAAGTTTTTAGTCAATATAAAACAAATGAAAAAAAAGTTGACTGTATAACTTTCGACAATTTTATTGATGATAATAACATTAGCAATGTAAAATTTGTAAAAATAGACACAGAAGGATTTGAGCTTAATGTGTTAAAAGGAATGAAAAAATCTCTTGAGAGAGGTATTGTTGATTATATTCAGATAGAATATGGAGACTGTATTACTGAAATAGGCAAAGATATTTTTGACATAATGGAATTCATCAATGATTATGATTATAAATTATTTGATGAAGATAATGGTGAATTAATAGAGGTTGATAATAAACGTGCTTCTATACTGAGAAATAAACCTTGGGACAACTTTTTAATTAAAAAGAATGGTAAATAAAGTAAATAATATAACATCTAATTTAATGGGCGGACTTGGAAACTATTTGTTTCAAATTGCAGCTGCTTATTCCTATGGTTTAAAAAATGGACACAGCCCTATTTTTAATCCACAAACTTCTACTCAGATACACAGAAGCATTGATGTTTATTTAGATAACATACTAAGAAACATAAACATAGACTCTAGTGTTTTAAAGTCACAAAGCTATGTAGAGCCAGGATTTCATTATACAGAAATACCTAAAATAGAAGGAGACGTTTATTTACATGGGTATTATCAGTCGGATAAATATTTCGAAGGATTTGACAAAGAAATATCTGAACTTTTTTCTTGTGATGAAAAAACAAGAGAACGAATATACGCTAAGTTTCCTTTTCTAAAAACTAAAGAATATACAACTTGTTCTATTCATGTTAGGAGAGGGGATTATGTTAAAATACAAGATCATCATCCTGTTCAGAGTATGGGATACTTTCTTAAGGGTGTTAAAAAAATGCCCAAAGATTGTTATTTTATGATATTTTCAGATGATATAGAATGGTGTAAGCAAAACTTTCCTGATTTGCCAGAAAAGTTTTTCTTTGTAGAAAACCAAACAGACATTGAAGATTTATACACAATGAGCTTTTGTGATCACAATATCATTTGTAATAGTACATTTTCTTGGTGGGCTGCTTATCTTAATAACAATCCTTATAAGACTGTTATAGCACCTTCTAATTGGTTCGGTCCAGCTTTTTCAAACCACGATACAAAAGATATCTACTGTGAAGGTTGGATAAAAATTTAATCATATGAATGAAACTATATTTAAAAACAATTCTAAGAATTTAGAATATGATCTAGTTTTAATTTCACCTGTTTGTGGTGACTATAACTTAGCACCTTTAATGCTTGACGTTTTTGAGGCAGCATCAAAAGAAACTAGTTTAAACGTTGGTTATCTTGTTGTAGAGATGTCAAGAAACCCAGAACATTCAAGATTTTGTAAGAAAAACAATATTGACTACATTTATATTTCTGTAGATGAAGACGATGAGTTCAATCAAAAAGAATGTATCAAAGAGGCTGTTGGTTCAAAAATATCTGCTGATAGATATTGCATTTTAAATACCAGAGGTTTTTATTATAAAGATTCTTTTAAATTGTTAGAAGGGCACTTGCAGTCAGAAAATTTGTTTTTTTCTAGTCGCAAATTTTTATGTAACTTTGAATTAACTATAGGTCTTATAAAAGGTGATGTTAAACCAGGGGATATTGACGATAGTGTCTATGGGATAGAGCAGGTTGATACTGGCGAAGACTACTTTAAATCTTTTACACTTATATCTCCTATCAAAACGCAAATTGAAAAAGCCTTGTCTAGTGAAGAAGATTTTTTTAAATCTATTTTCGATTCTTGTGAAGTTGTCGGAAAATTTGATACTTATGAATTTAATATAGAATAATGAATAATATTGTAGTTACTGGTGGGTCAGGTTTGGTTGGGAAATATCTAAAAAAAATTTTGCCAAATGCTGTGTATTTATCATCATCTGATTATGATCTAACGACAAATCAAGGTGTTAAAAATATGTTCTATGACTTAGAGCCAGATGTTATAATTCACTTAGCAGCTAGGGTAGGTGGGATAATTGACAATATAGAAAGACCTTACGATTATTACAATGATAATGTTTTAATGAATACGTTGTTGTTGGATTATGCTAGAAAAAATGGTGTTAAAAGGTTTATAGGAATCTTATCCACTTGTATCTTTCCAGATGTAGTTGAAAACTACCCAATGAAAGAAGAGGATATGCATCTAGGCCCTCCGACTAAAACAAACTTCTCTTACGGTTATTCAAAGAGATCGTTGGCAGTTCAAATTGATGCTTGCAACCAACAGTATGGAACCAAATACCAATACTTAACTCCCTCGAATTTATACGGAGAGCATGATAACTTTGAAAATGATAAGAAGGCTCATTTTGTAACAGCTCTTCTAAAAAAGATTCACAATGCAAACATTTACGGTGAAGATGTTATTCCTTTGTTTGGTACAGGTACTCCACTTAGACAATTTATGCATGCAAATGATTTAGCTAGAGTTATATTTGAATGTTTGGATAAAGACATTTACGATAGTTTTAACGTTGCAGTTTCTGAAAACTTATCAATCAAAGAAATTGCAGAGAAAGCATTGGTAGCTACTAAATCAGAACATCTTAAGTTAGATTTCGATACATCAAAGCCAGATGGGCAATTTAGAAAAGATGTATCAAATAAAAAGATGATGGAAATAATGCCTTACTTTAAATTTACAGATTTAGAGGAAGGGTTATTGAAAACCTACAATACTGTTTCCGAAAACTTAGTTATGTCCACAATTACCAAAATGAATATATCAGGAAAGTGGGCTGAATTTTGGACTAAAGAAGGAGGGTTTGATGCTATTTCTGGAACCTGGGAAGTTTCTTGTAAGAAAGGGGATTTTTGGGATAAAGTTTCTGAGGTTGACGGTCTTTATCAAGATATATTATCAAATGGAATTAAAGGCAAAAAGATACTTTGGTCTAAAAACGGTTACGGCAATTACAGAATAGAAAAAGTTATGTATGAAAAATAACAATCAATCACTTATTTTTGATATTAAAAAGGAGTTTAACAATATAACTCATTTTAATAATCTTTGTAAAAAAGAGAAAGATCTAGGTAATAAGTCAATAATTCAAACTGAATACAAGTTTAGATCTTGTTTTCCTGATGCAGATGAAATATGGGTAATAGAAGGAGATGAGTTAAATACAAAAAACTCAGAAAACATAAATAATGAGAGTTCCTCTATATTGCAAAACAGATTGAATTCAATAGAGTTAATTTCAAAAAATAATAGGGACAAAAAAATAATAAAAAATCTTAGTAGTTATAAAAGCATCGTAAACCAATACAAAGAATCTTTTTCATATACTGAAAATCAGTTTAAAATTCAGAAAGATGATTTTAATTGGTGTTTATCTTCAGAGGAATATTATGAAAAATATAAAAACAAAAAGCCTTATGTAGTGATAAATTCCAGAAATTATAATAAAACAAATGGAACAAGCCATTACAATAGGAGTTACTATAAGATTATAGAAAAGCTAGTAAATAACGGAATGTATGTTATTAACACTACTTTAAATCCTTATGGACTTAAGTTTAGAGAAAACTATGAAGAAATAGATTGCACAAATGATTATAGTGAGATGGTAGCTATTTTTCAATGTGCAAATTGTGTTTTTCACATATCTGATTCAGCTGCTATAAATCAAAATTTGACTATAAAATCAAACGTTGTTCTTTTATCAAACGGAATAGCTTTTGTTGACAATCCTGAGTTTGGTAATATATATGACTCAAGAAAAGGTAACTGTAAATCAGTTGTCACAGATAAAATAATGTATAAAAAAGGTGAAAAGACAGATGAATACATTAATGATAATTTCAATGAAGTTATGAGATTCGTTGATTCAAAGCCCCCAGTTGTTAATGAATTTTTTGATGAAACTAAAATTAAAATAATCAATGGAGACAAAGCGTAAATTTAACAAAGAGGCTTATGATACAATGGATAAGCCTTGCCGTGAAGCTTTAGTTAAAATGATGGAGCCAAAGGGTTACCATTTAGTAGGAGACATAGATAAAGAGGAGTACAAAAAGTACGACTTGATGTTTGAGAAGGATGGTGAAAGTATTTCATTTGAGAATGAGATGAGGAAACCTTTCGATGCAATTAAAAACCGTTTCCCGACAATTCATATCCCAATTAGAAAAAAGAATAATCAATCAGATTATTATATAGTATGGAATCCTACATGCACTGAATTTGCAATGATTGACA